CGGGGTGCGGGGGCGGGTGCGGGGGGGGGGGCGGGGGCGGGTGCCGGGGGGGGTGCCGGGGCGGGTGCCGGGGCGGGTGCCGGGGCGGGTGCCGGGGCGGGTGCCGGGGCGGCAGGCTGCTGCACGGTCATCATGCCCGCCTGTACCAGCGCGTCATCGGTCCAGCCCTGAGCGTGGTATTGCTCGCGGGTGAAGCCCTGAGCGGCGGCCGTCATCGTGTAGATGGGGCCGGCAGCGTGCGGCGCACCCGCGCCGCCGCCGAACACCGCCGCCGCGTCCGGCCCGGACACGATGACGTCGCCGATGGCATTCCATTCCACCATGCCGAGGTTGGAATACAGGCCCGGCTTATTCGACGGGATGTTATCGGTGATCGTGCCCGACACGCGGACGTAGTGACCGCGCGGGAAGACTTTCGGGTCGGTGATCTGGTCGGCTGGGCCGTACTTGCCGCGCACGTAGCAGCGCGGAGCGTAGCTGGAGGCGAAGCGGAAAATCCAGTTGCCCGCGAAACCTTCCTTCAGGTTGTTCGGTTGGCCGTTCTGGTCGAAACCGTCACCGTCCACGATCTTCCATGAAAAGTTAGGATTCGTGCACGGTCCGCCGTTCGGGAAGAATTGCGGGAACGCCCGGCGCGCGACGCTTTCGAACTGCGCCTTGAATTTCTCAACTTCCGGGTCTCCCTTTTTGCCGGCGCAGGCGATGAAAAACTTCTGCGTCGTCTGTCCGGCGTTCGGGCCGGTCTTGATCGTGAGCGGTTGACCCGTGGTGAGGTCTTTCGTTTGCGGTTCCAGCGGCGAGCCCTGGACCATGCGCAGAACGGGGGAAAGGAAGTCTTCGGATACGGTTGCCATGTGTTTCAGTCCTTGTTAAAAATTTGTGCGGCGGCGGTGCCGTCGTCTTCTACGAGTTCAGCCGCGCCGCCTGGAGCGTGACTGTACGCTTTTACTACATCTTCCGGAATACCTGCTTTGATCGCCTGCAGCGGCGTCATCGACAGTTTGGGTGCTGCAATCTTCACGCCGTACGCTGCGGCGATGTCGAGCATGTCACCGACAGCCTCGTCTTTCCAGACGGTGCGGCCGGCTTTGTGCGCGATGCCGAAATACGGCACGATCCCGCCGCGCTGGATAGTCGACACGATGCTTTGCTCGATACCTTCCCTGCGCAACTTGATCACCTTTTCAGCGTCCTTCAGGCGGCGCAGTTCCTTGCTCAATGCGGCCGGCGACATCACGAGCGGGGCGGAACTGTACGCAAGATCGATCGCCGGACCTTCCGCCATGATTGCCGCTTCGCATTCGTAACGACCCTTACAGTCCTTGCACGCGTCCGGATCGCGAGCCATAACGGGCGCGTCCGGTTCCATCGCCAGTCGGTACGCGTGCGACATTTCCGCGATGGGTTGTCGCAACGCGCCGAGCGTCGTCGCCCATGACCGGGTCGGGCCGCGCCGATGATAATTGCGCGGTTGGTGAATGGTCATCGTCACGCGCAACGAATCATCATCATAACGCCCCAGTTCGGCGGCTTTCAACGCGACATAGTTGATCAACTGATAGTTGCGAATTTCACTTACGAACCCGTGACCATACTTAAGATCGTCGATTAGCAAACGATCTTCGGTAGCGTTGTAACATGCATAATCCGGCGTTCCGTAATTGTCGGGATGAATCGGCGATATTTTCGCCAACTGTTCGATGTGGGCCGTTTTCAACCAAACCCCGTCACGCTGGATGATGTGATCGGAGTACTGGTCCGCCGCTTCGATCATCTCAACATTGAGAACAACACCGTTCGGCGCAACGTCGCCGACTTGGGGGCGAATCCCGCGAAGGTTTTCCGCGCCGACCCAATGGACGGCCTCGCCTTGCTGCGTGTCGATGCTGTCTTCGTCCGGATATCGCGATTCAACCTCGCGCGACCCTGGGCACGCGACGCGGCGATCCGCTGACGACGGGGGCAATGGTGCGTGTGCGCTCATGGTTGGGCGGCGGCGTTCATCTTTTCGTAGACGAGGGGGATCAGGCTCGCATTGGCAGGCTGCGCGAGTTGGCCTGCGGCTTCGATGCCGTATTCTTTCGCGAAGACGAGCATGTCGGCCATGGTCTTACCTCGCGATGTCACCCACTTGCACAGTTCGGCAAACGTCGTCGGCGCTGCGACTGCCGGTGCGGGTGCTGCCGGTGCGGGTGCTGCCGGTGCGGGTGCTGCCGGTGCGGGTGCTGCCGGTGCGGGTGCTGCCGGTGCGGCAAGCGGCACAAATGGTTGCGCGGCGGCGGGCTGCTTCTGGCGCAGTTCGGCTACGACCTGATTGTAGTAGACGTCCTGACACCCTTTCTTACGCGTCCACGTGCCGTCCGCCTTCTGCGTGCGCCCTCCCGAGTGAATGCGGCTGTCCCACGGCAGGCCGGTCGAGTCAACGGCCGGGTGCGTCACATCGCCAGCTTGCGCCGCTGCAGCCGTAGGCGCAGGCGCGGCTTGCGGAACAGCCGGAGTAGACGCGGTTGGCGGGGCGGAAATAGCCGGGGACGAACCAGACGCACCGGCCGGCTGGACGTTTGGGGAGTTGTCCAGCACCGGATGTTCAACGGTCATCATGCCATTTTCGATCAGCAGTTCGTCGGACCAACCCTGCGCGTGGTACTCCTCGCGCGAGAAGCCCTGAGCGGCCGGCGTCATGGTGTAGACGGGATTGGCTTTGACTTCCGCGACCCCGCGCTCTGCGATCGTCTCGACAGGTTCGGCCGCAGCCATGGTTACGACGTCTACGCCGAACACCTGGGCGGCGGTGTTGGTCGTCACGATCGGCGTTTCGCGGCCGACGTCCGGTGCGTCGTTGCCGATCGTTTTGAGGTATTGCGCGGCGCTCATTTCGAGACGGTCGGCGCTGGCTTCGTCCATATCGGCCAGTTCCAAGAACGCGTTACCGAGCACGCGAAAGATGGTGCGGATTCCTTTGGAGTACATTTGATTTAATCCTTCGTTTTGGGTTGCGGAGATTGAACAATAGCGGCATACTAACAGGACTGTCAACAACAATTTTTCCAACAAACATGATTGCATTGCGACCGTATCAGCAGCAACTAAAGGGCGACATCAACAATGAGTGGTTGAAGGGTGCGCAATTCGTTCTAGCAGTGTCGGCCACGGGTTCCGGCAAGACGGTCCTGTTCTCGTCGATCATCGCAGATGAACCCGGCCCCGTGTGCGCCGTCGCGCATCGTCACGAACTGGTCGCGCAAATGTCGATGGCACTGGCGCGCAATGGTATCAGACATCGCGTCATTGGTTCCGACGCCCTGACGCGCGAATGCGTTGCGTCGCACATCGACGAATTAGGCGTCAGCTACATCGACCCTAACAGTCGGGTTGCCGTGGCGAGCGTGGATACGCTGATCTTGCGCGACGATCCGCAGTTCCACGCATGGCGAATGAGCGTTAAGTTGTGGGTCATTGACGAAGCGCACCATATCCTGAAACACAATAAGTGGGGCAAGGCGGTCAACCTGTTCCCTAATGCTCGCGGCCTGGGTGTGACGGCCGAGACTGAACGCGCGGACGGGTACGGCCTGGGCGAGCATAACGACGGCGTGTTTCATTCGATCGTCATCGCACCCACGATGCGCGACATCATCAACATGGGGTTCCTGACGGACTATCGCGTATTCGCGCCGCCGTCCGATCTTAATTTGAAAGATATCCCGCTCGGCGCGGACGGTGATTTCAGCCCCAAAAAGCTTGCCAAAGCGACGAAGGCGTCGCACATCACCGGCGACGTGGTCAAACATTATCTCAAGCTGGCAAAGGGTAAGCTCGGCATCACGTTCGCCGTCGACATCGAAGCGGCCGAACAGATCGCGCAAGGGTATCGCGCGGCAGGCGTGCCAGCTGAGATCGTGACCGGCAAGACGAATTCCGCCGTCCGCCGCAACATCCTGAAACGGTTTCGCAACAGGGAAATTCTGCAGTTGGTCAACGTCGACCTATTCGGCGAAGGATTCGACCTTCCTGCAATCGAAGTCGTATCGATGGCGCGCGCAACGAATTCGTTCAACCTGTTCAAACAACAGGCCGGCCGCGCATTGCGCTTGATGGACGGCAAAGATTGGGCGATCATTATCGACCACGTGGGGAACTTCCTGCGTCACGGTCCGCCGGATCAACCCCGAGATTTCACCCTGGGTCGACCTGTACCGAAGTCAAAACGCGAGCCTGACGAGAACATCATCCCTCAGCGGGTGTGCGCCGACTGTACCGCGCCGTACGAACGCATCTATGCAACGTGCCCGTTCTGCGGACACACGCCTGTCCCGCCCCAACGCAGCGCGCCGGAATTCGTCGACGGTGACTTGATCGAACTGACGCAGGAAGTGTTGCGCAAAATGCGCGGGGAAGTGGCCGCCGCGATCAATACAAGCTTTGTCCCGATGCCGATGAATGCAAGCCCTATGGTCGCGAATGCGATACGCAAGAACCACTTTGCGCGCGCCGCCGCACAGGTGCCGCTTCGTGAAACCATCGCACAATGGGCTGGCTGGCAACGGAATTTGAAAGGTCGCACCGACAGCCAAATCTATCGATTATTTTTCCTGACTTACGGTATGGATGTGATGACGGCACAGACGCTGGGGGCGGCGGAAGCCGATGCCCTACGCATGAAGCTACAAGCCAAGCTCGACGCGAACGGAATCGTGCCCCGCTGACAATCATATTTGTTATTGACAATTCAGTTAGTAGCGTGCAAGAATGGGCTTAATTATTCACATGGAGTCCAAAATGAATCTAACGCTCGACACCTGCACGACTGCGCTTAACTGCGCAGCGATCAACCATAAGGCGGCAATTCAGCTTGAACTAGCCGTAGGTCTGGCCGTCTTCCATATGTTCAAAGGTACGAACAAGGACGCTCGAAAGATGCTGGTTCAGGCGTACTCCCTCGCCGGCTGGCAGTGCCAGAAGTTTTCGGACCCCGACTACAAGACGGTGAACCGTCGCATCAACGCAACAGCATCCCTGTACGAAAAGGTTCCCGTCGAAAAGTGGATTGGCAGCTTGGAAGAAATGGACATCATCCAGGCGATTTGCGAAGGTCTGGAACCATACCAGCTTTACACGATTCAAGACGTCCTTCGATACGCTGCACCCCACCGCGTGCAAGATAAAAAGCTTGCCGTCGAGCCTGCGCACGATGTCTTAGACGGCCCTGCGGTCAACAACCACACGGGGCAGGACAGGGTAATGCAGCAGTTTCGCCGCGCATCCGACCATCTGGAAGAGGGTTCTAAATTGGTCAATACGGATCATATTTCGGTCGTAATTCCAAAGGGTACGCCGCGTTCCGAAGTGCTGGAACTCGCACGTCAGTTGCTGCTGTTCGCGGAAGAAAATAAAGAAAAAGAGTTGTTGACAGTCTAGTTAGTAGGTCATATCCTACAAGGGCCATCTTACCTTGTGGGATATTAAAATATGACAACGACACTGATTGAGGCAAGGACAGCGTTGCACAAGCTGTCCGCGCAGTTTCCCGCCCCCTCTTCATATGCCGACCAATTGGCAATTCTTTCCGATTACTTTGACAACCAAGTCCCGCTGAGCGTTGAAAACCGCAGCCTCTTACAGCGCATCGCAGTCCTTGAAGCCAGCATCGAACGCTTCCGTAAAACGGAAACCATCACTCCGATTAAAGTCCCGAACACCGGCATTCGTCGCGGTATTGACTGCACGTCGTGGATGGGTGACGGTCGGTGCACATGCCCCGCGTGCAAGGTCGGTGCACATGCATAGCCTCGTGCATCAATGGGCAACAGACTGGGGGATACCTCAACACGCGGCGGTCGACTTGATGTGCAGGCTCGGCATGGGATTTGAACCGATGCAGTTTGTCGAGCTTGAGGGTTGGTCGGAAAGCGCGGTTCAGTCCAAAGTGCGCTTGGACGCGGCGAAGGCCGGCATTCTCCCGTGGCGTAACAACGTCGGCGCGCTCCAGGACGATACCGGCCGCGTTGTGCGGTACGGCCTGTGCAACGACACCAAGGAACTGAACAAGCGCGTCAAATCATCGGACCTTATCGGCATCAACCCCGTGTTGATCAAGCCCGAACACGTGGGTACGATCATCGGGCAGTTTTGGGCGCGCGAGGTCAAAGAGTACGGCTGGAAGTACACGGGTGACGCGCACGAGGAAGCGCAAGCCAAGTTCGGTCAAATAGTGCTGTCCAAGGGCGGCGACTTCAAATTTACATGTGGGAGTATTTAATGGATTGGGATAACGTGCCGAAACTTGATTTCGATTTCAAAGAACATCAATTCGACGTGTCGACCGCGTTCGGGCTGGCGGTAGGTCAAACGTGGAAGACCAAAGAGGGACGAACCGTCCACGTGATCGATGTCACGAAAAATTGCGGTTTCAAGGTTCAAACCACAGACGGTCTTACTGCAAATTGGACCGTGGACGGTTATGGTCGGACTGCAATGTCAATGCGTAACTACGACCTTGCCGAGCGTGTCGAGCGCGTGTATATCGCCGGCCCGATGACCGGAATGATCGACCTGAATTTCCCTGCATTCCATACTGCAGCGGCCGAGTACCGCAAGCGCGGCGCGTTCGTGATCAACCCAGCGGAGATTAACGGAGGTGACGCGGAGATCGCGCAAACGGAAAAAATGAGCGCCGAGCAATATCACGCGCATTGGGTTAAATGCCTGAAGAAAGATATCAGCGCGTTGCTTACGTGCGACACGATCGTGATGTTGCCAGGCTGGTCGACGTCGCGCGGCGCAACGCTGGAACATTATGTTGCCGATGTCCTGGGCATGACCATCACTTACGAGGATTAACCGAATGTACCCATCCATCAAAGCTGCAGCAGAAGACAAGAGCAACGAAGCCGTAAGCAAGTCGACGCCGACCTTCCTTATCGATCCGCGCGCCGTCAAGGTTCAGGAAGGTTTCAACGCGCGCACGATCGACCCTGAGCACGTCGCGTACCTCAAGCGCCTGAAGCGATCGGGCGTCGACACGGGGGAATACACCGTGCAGATGATCGACGGTGAAATCTATATCCGTGACGGCCATCACCGGCATGCGGCCGACCTGGAACTGATCGCAGAAGGTGAACCGATCCTGCGCGTCAAGGCGAAAGAATTCAAGGGTGACGAGAAGGCCGCCATCTTCTATATGCTCGGCACGCAGTCGGGCAAGGGCTACACGCCGCTGCAGGTCGGTGAGCAGTATTCCAAGCTGGTGAACAAATACGGCATGTCGTATGCCGAGATTGCCGAGCAGCGCGGCATGAGTGAACAGCACGTGAAGGACGCCATCCGCCTGACGGAACAGCCCGTCGAACTGAAGACGGCAATCAATGATGGCACCATCACGTCATCGACGGCGCTGAAGCTGGTAAAGAAGGTTGGGTCGACGGAGGCGATCAAGACGATCAAGCAAGCCGCCGCGCAACCTGGCGTCAAGGTCGGCAAGCCGATCACACAGAAGGTTATCGACAAGCTCGGCGATAGCTACATCGACGAGTCCAAGAAAAAGAAGTCCGAGTGCTCGTTGCATCTGTCCGCTATGCTGGAGTCACCCGCGTTCGACGCCTACACGAAGGCGACGATCCGCCGCGTGCTCGATCTCGTCGACGGCAAGACGCAACTCATCCCGCGCGACAAGTCCGCAGATAAGGCCGCTGTCGAGACGTTCCTCGACCAGCAGAAAGACGGCCGGCACAGTGGCGTGAAAGAGGCTGCGCACCTCCTGTCCGACGTCCTGAACAAACGACCGTTGCCGGAAGACGGAAGCCCCTCCGCGCGCGCATACGGCCATCACGTGTGGTTGCAAGACATGGCCGCTACCAGCCAGAAGCCGACCTTCCGTGCGGCCGCCCATTGGTTCCTGGCCGTGCTGAACGCCGATCGCAGCGGGTCCGAGGTTGCGCCCGCGCCGTCCGTGCTGGACCCTGTCGCGGCGCTCCAGGCCGAAAGGGAAAGCGCAGGTAACGTCCTGGCCGAAACCCTGTGCCCGGAACACGCGGGGCTGATCGCATGGGCACGGGGGCGCGCATGAGTCACCTCATCGACTGGCAGAAAGAGGATTACATCCAGGCTGCACTTGCCAAACTGGCACCCGTGGCCGACAACTTCATGATCTATCAGGCCGGATGGATTGGCGATCTTAACTCAGACGCTCGTGTGATGAAGCTGGAGGGTTGCGAGTTCCGGGAAGCGAAGTCGGGGCCGAACAAGGGGCAACTGTGCGTTCCGGTCCCGAATACCGGCCGCACGGCGTGGCTGTCGGTGGGTGATATTCGCGCGTTGAAGGTGGCGGAATGACGGTCCTGCACATGGATTGCCGCGAAGGGTTCTCACTGTTCCCTGAAAACACTTTTGACAGCATCGTCACCGACCCGCCGTACGAACTCGGGTTCATGGGTAAAGCGTGGGACTCTACCGGTATCGCGAACGACGTCGCCATGTGGCGTGAAGCGCTGCGCGTGCTCAAGCCAGGCGGCCACCTGCTCGCGTTTTCCGGCTCGCGCACGTACCACCGCATGACGTGCGCGATCGAAGATGCTGGCTTTGAAATCCGCGACCAAATCATGTGGGTCTACGGGTCCGGCTTCCCGAAATCTCTGGACGTGAGTAAGGCGATTGATAAGGCGGCCGGCGCAGAGCGTGAGGTGATCGGCATGAAGAAAAGCGAAGGCGGACGCACTACTGCCGCAAATCCTATGGGCCGCGACGCGGGCGTGACCAACAAGTTTGACCCCATAACCGCACCGGCCACCGACGCCGCGCGCCAGTGGGAAGGGTGGGGAACCGCGCTCAAGCCGGCCCACGAGCCAATTTGCGTGGCGCGCAAGCCGCTGGTGGGCACCGTGGCGGCCAACGTGCTGGCGCACGGCACGGGCGCGCTCAATATCGACGGCTGCAGGGTGCCGATGGGTGGCGAAGTTGTGCATTGCACGCAGGGCGGTAAAGCGGGCGGTGGCTTCGATATTGGGGTAAGTGACGCAAGCCGTAAAACCGCATACACCTCGCACGACGCCGGCCGCTGGCCCGCCAACATCATCCACGACGGCAACGTCCCTTTCCCCGAGGCTGGCGGGCAGCAAGCGGCGACGGCAACGCGCCAACAGGGTGCGCTGTACGGGGCCGTACCATCCGATACGGCCGGCATCCCGCCACGCGTCGACCTAGACAAAAGCGCCGCTCGGTTCTTCTACTGCGCGAAGGCGAGCAAGGCCGATCGCGGCCCCGGAAACACGCATCCCACTGTCAAGCCTACCGAACTCATGCGCTACCTGTGCCGACTTGTGACGCCACCAAAAGGGCTCATCCTCGACCCGTTCGCTGGCAGCGGTAGCACGTATCGGGCCGCCACGCTGGAAGGCTTCGATTTCATCGGCTTTGAACTCCAGGCGGAATACGTCGCAATTGCTAATGCAAGGGGTCGCGCGTGACCGCCTACTACAACGAGTTCGACCCGTACGCCGCCGCGTGGATACGCAACCTGATTAATGCCGGCCTGATCGCGCCGGGTATCGTAGACGAAAGGAGTATCGAAGATGTTCGACCCGACGATCTCGACGGATTCACCCAATGCCATTTCTTCGCCGGGCTCGGAGGATGGTCTTATGCTCTTCGCGCTGCCGGATGGGCAGATCATCGACCAGTATGGACAGCTTCATGCCCGTGCCAGCCTTACAGCGCGGCAGGCGAAGGCGGCGGGTTTGCTGACGAGCGGCACCTCTGGCCACATTTTGAATGGCTCGTCCGAAACCAAAAGCGCCGCCCTAAATCAATCTATGGTGAGCAGGTTGCAAGTAAATTTGCGGAACCTTGGGTCGACCTTGTACACGCTGACATGGAAGCCCTGGGTTACGCCTTCGGGTGTGTCCCGTTCCCGTCTGCGAGCGTCGGCGCCCCGCACATCCGCGACCGCCTGTACTGGCTGGGTCACACCGACGACGCGCGACTGGAAGGATTCGGGATCGGACATCAAGCCTCGCGAGGATGGAACGGCGCGGCAACTGATCGTGCCGCGCCAAGCGAATTTAGCGGGCTGGCCTACGCCAGCTGCGTCGGACGAGAAATGGCGCTACAGCACGGTGCAGGCGGCGGAACGTCGGATCGAATCGGGCAAGCAAGTGGCGTTGGAATGCGCAGCAATGCTATCGATGAACTGTCCGGCCCGACTAACGGTTTCTGGCGTGCTGCTGACTGGCTTGCGTGCAGGGATGGAAAGTGGCGGCCAGTTGAACCCGGCTCATTCCCGTTGGCTCATGGGGTTGCCGGCCGCATGGGACGCCTGCGCGCCTACGGAAACGCGATCAATGTTGAGCAAGCGCGCGTCTTCATCCAAACGGCAATGAGCGTGCTAGACTAACCGGATAGTTACTAAAGGAAATACCCAATGGCACGTATGACCCCAACCGACCGCAAGGCGGCAATCCTCGACGCGGCTGTTATCGCCGCAAAGAAGCATGGCTTCGCGCGCTTGCGCCTTGTGCACATCGCCGAGCAGGCAGAGTGCAGCAACGCCTTGGTCGTGTCCCACTACGGCACCATGGCGCAGATGCGCCGGGCCGTAATGCGCGCGGCCGTGAAGCAAGAAATCCTTCCCATCATCGCCGAGGGGATCGCCACGCGCGACCCTGTGGCGTGCAAGGCGTCCGCCGACCTGCAGCGTAAAGCCCTCGCCACGCTCGCGGCGGGGTGACGCATGTACATTCTTCCGGGGGCGCTCGCACCCCTTGGGCAATATCGCCAGTTCATTTTGGTCAGGCTCAAGCCTGCGACGGCGGGGAAGCTCGCCAAATATCCAGCATGGCCGCACGACCAACCCACGACCCACACACGGGGGGATGGTGCCGTCGTACAGGTCGGTAAATGGGGCATGGTCAGCGCACACCGGTCTGATGCTTGGCTTGACTGGCAGACCGCCGCAGCACTCGCAGCAACTGGCCCTGTAGGCGGCGATACTGCAGGTTGGACGGTTGGCTTCGTGCTGACTGAAAACGACCCGTTCGGCGTCTATGACTTGGACGAGTGCGCCACGCTCGCGGGCACGTGGAACGATCAGGCGCAAGAGATCATGCGACGCATGCCGGCCGCAACCGAACTGTCGTTGTCGGGCCGTGGCTTGCATGGTTGGTTCATGTATCAGGGCAAGGCGCCGCCGCACGGCAAGCGCAATGGACTTCTCAACATTGAGATGTACACCGAAGCCCGATTCATCGCATTGGGATCGTCGGCGTCAGGTCAGATGTACGACCTTACGGCATACTTGCCGCAGTTCATCGCTGACTATTTCCCGTACGACGAGCGGGCCGACAGCGCAGAAGCCTGGACGACCGAATCCGATCCCGAGCACACGGTTTTATCTGACGAAGATTTGCTGCGCATGGCAATGGCGAGTCAACGTCGACAGGACGCCAACGCGGTATTCGGTGACGGTCATCTGGCACCCAATTTTGCAGACCTGTGGAATCGCAACGTGCCAGCCCTGGCGCGCGCGTACCCGCCGCAGTCGCCGGGCAAGGACTTCGACTACAGCAAGGCCGACATGGCGCTTGCAAAGGAACTCGCGTACTGGACCGGCAAGAACTGCGAACGTGTCGCGCAACTGATGAACATGAGTGCGCTCAAGCGCGACAAGTGGTCCGTGTCCGTGCACAAGACGTATTTCCGCGACACCGTGTCCGTTGGCGTGGCGTACTGCTCAGCCGTCTACAAGGCAAAACCCGTGCTGCCGAGTATTCCGCCCCCACCCCCGAATGGTGGCAAGCTGGAACCCGTCGCAATCACGCACGGGACGTTCATCGGTCGTGAGAATTTGGCCGCGATCTTCAAGGATTGCGTGTACGTCCAGGACAACAACGAAGTGTTGCTGCCCAACGGCGATATGGTCGATCAATCGCGGTTCAATGCCAAGTACGCAGGCTACACGTTCATCCTCGACAACGAGGGGCAGAAGACGACCAAATCGGCATGGGAAGCGTTCCTAGGTAACCAGTTGATTGCGTTCCCGCGCGTGGAAGGGACGGAGTTTAATCCACGCCTGAACTTCCAATACGTCGTCGAGCGCGCCGGCCGCCGCTGGATCAACATCTATAAGGCACCCAACGTCGACCGCCGGCCCGGCGACGTCCAACCGTTCATGGACTTGCTTCACAAGCTGCTGCCGAACGGCGACGACGCGCTGATTCTGCTGTCATACATGGCCGCCGTCGTGCAGTATCCCGGCGTTAAATTCCGCTGGGCACCTTTCATCCAGGGAACGCAGGGCAACGGCAAGTCGACGCTCGTTGAATGCCTGCGCTATGCGTTGGGCCACAAATACGTGTTCGCGATTAAAACGGGCATGATCGAAAATGGTTTCAATGCTTGGCTCGAAAACAATTTGCTGTACATTGCGGACGACATCTACAGCGCGAAGGACCGCACCGACATGATGGAAGCACTCAAGAGCCTGATTACCGAACGGTTCCACGCAATCACGCTGAAGGGAATTGACTCGATTCAAAAGACCATCTGCGGCAACTTCATGTTCACGGACAACCACAAGGACGCCATGAAGAAGCAGGACGACACGCGGCGTATCTGCACCCTTTATTGCGCGCAGCAATCTAAGTGGGACCGCCAGCGCGACGGATTGACCAAAGAATATTTCGGGGGCGTCCTGTACCCGTGGCTGGAAAGCGGCGGATACGCCCACGTAGCCGACCTGCTGGCAACGATGCCGATCGACCCGCGCTACAACCCGGCCGGCGAGTGTCAGGAAGCCCCTGAGACGAGCGTTACGCGCGAAGCTGTGATCGACGGTCGCGACGCCCTGGAGCACGAGATTGCGGAATGGATCGTCCTGCGCGAGCCTGGGTTTGCCGGTGACTTCGTGTCTCACCACATGCTGAAGTCTCGCATGATGCAGACACCGCAGTTCGCCAAAATGACGAACCCGCTCAAGATCAAAGAGAAGATGCTGCGCTTGGGGTACGAACCGCACCGGGCGCTGCATGAGGGGCGCACGCCGGTATTCGTCCAGCCGGACAACACGATGGCAATTCTCTACGTAAAGCGCGACAGCGCGGCAGCCGAGATGAAAGACCCGCACGCGGTTGCGGCGTTGTACCAGCAGTTGCAACAGGAAGCCCAAACCGAACAAACAGCACGGAGGTTTGCAGCATGAGCACACGCAGCGCAGAACTACGGGCCGCAATCCGGTCCTATCGACGGTACGCAGCCAATATCGAAAGTGACGAGAACTACAAGGACCATATGGCACGACTCAAGGCGTTGGGCGATCGATACGGGCGGACGCGTGTGCTGCTCATGTACCGCCGCTATTGCCGCGCGGTGACGATCATGACGAAGAACGGCGTCATCTATCGGAGGGTGTGAGCATGAGCGGCGAAATCTATACGGTCGGGGACGGTCAACGCACACAGTTCGCGCAACGTGACGATGGGGTGTGGTTCATACGTCACAAGTGGAATGGTCGATGGGGTAAGTGGTGGGAACACGGGAAGCGATGCCCGTATGAGTTCAGCAAGTACCGTGTGCCGGGTGCCGGCAAGGCGAGGTTTCCCGATGTCGAATAAATACTGCACCCCGGCGATGCTGTCAGCGTTGACCGAACTCAAGAGGGGAAACCAGTGCCCGGCCCCGCTGCGCGAACCGTTGCGGGCGCGCGGTTGGATCAACAAGACCGGGACCATTACGCCAAAGGGTATTGATTATCTGAATGGTCGTGATATGATGGCCGCTCAATCAACTAACCAAGGGGGTTAATCATGCGCAAAGGTCAAAAGGTCACCGTCCGTATGCCGAAAGGTCCGAATCGCGAAGGCAAGTTCGTCGGCGAGGAAGAAAAACGCGGTCTGTGGTACGTCATCCAGCCGCCGGAAAAGGGTGCACAAACGTTCCGTGCTCGACCGTCGACCGTGACGCCGGTCTAAAAGAAAACCCCGCTCATGCGGGGCTTTTTACTACTGCGCTCATCAATTCCTTCTGCTTCTTCCTGGCCCTGTAGTCCGCAGCGATCTGCGCGCGCGTCTTCGTCGGCTTCTTCGCATCCCGCCCCTTTCCCAGTGACCATACGGCCGTCCGATTGTTCGCTTCCCACGCTGCGATGTGGACGATCTTGTGTCGACGGAAGGTTCGCATAAGATCACGAACGGTCAAAGGGTGCAGGCCCGACACATCGGCCAAATCCTGGGGCGTGCACGGGTGTTGCATCAATTCCTTGATCAATACCGCGTACGCTTCCTGATTGACCTTGTGGATCGTGCTACGTTCTTTCAGCATTTTGCAATGACTCCCTAGTTATGATGCCAGCGCGGCCGGCGAACGCGGCGTCGACCTCGCACGGTTTGAAGTCGGGCTCGGGGCGGCCGGCATGCCCCCAATTGATCCAGGCGCGCACCAGCTTACCGTGTTGACGGAAGCGTCCAGCCACTTCCGCCGCGTTGCTGCCGGCCAGCTTCACGAGCCATACCTTTTGCCCCTCGTCGAAATGCTTCGTCCGGAAGGGCATTTTGGCGACGAGGGCGGTAACGTTCATTTTTTCCAGCCGGATGAGTTGAGAATCTTTGCGATGGCTTCAGCCTGTTCGCGGGTGGCACCTGCGCATTCCAGTTCGATACCGTAACCCTTGATGGTCGGCCACTCCATACCGACGTAAAACCTAACAACCCACCCTGGCCGAACGCTGTCTAACACCAATTTGGCATAGGCCGTCGCATAAGCCTTTGCGCGCTCCTCTTCGGTTGAATCGATCCCTTTAATGAAAGGGAAGTATTCGGGCAGCGGCGGTAACGTATCGTGGACGCTCATTTGCGCACATCGCGCACCGTTACGACGTCGCGATGATTGCCCATGGCGAGCGGTTCGCACGGCACTTGCTCGATCGTGATGACGTAGCCTGCCCCACGCGCGTATGCGCACCAACGTTCGATCACCTTTCGGTAGTTTTCCATATCGTCGCGGCGGAGGCGTTCGAATAAGCCCACCCCGCTCGATGTCCCGGTTGCATACCCATGGTCGATCAATTGTTCGTCCGTCCAACCCTGGTTTCGGAAGGCTTGGTATGGTCCGATCGACAGACCCTTTTCGGTCATGACGAGGCCGTCCGGAAGGTTGAATTCCTGCCCATGCGTGGCGGCATACTTACCGAACGTAAAGTTGTTATTCTTCATATTTGAATCTCCCTTGTGTAGATGGGCCGGCCGCCGTTCCATACGGTGACCTGCGGGCCGTTGAATGTCACGTCGCCGGGTGGCAGCGTGCCGAGTTGTTGCACGAGGATGGACGCTATTTCCATTGCGCCCGTAACGCACGCGAAGTCATCGTCCGTTACGCACGCCGTCAGGGCGAGCGGGCCGTTGACGTTGATCGTGTGCCACGCGCTACGGGCGTTGTCGTCGCACACGTTGGTGCGATACCAGTTCAGCAGCGCGTGGGCGAGGGGTGATGCCTGGGTCATTTGATGCAACCCTCAAGACTCGCCATAGCTTCGTCTCGCGTAGCGAAAGTTTCCCCCGTGTCGCGAACCATCCATTTACCCCCTGATGCTGGGCCGACGCTACCGATGAGCATCATGTCTGAACTGCGCTCCAGAATCATCACGCGGCGCAGATGTGGAAGAGTCGACGGCCGCCAGAGGAAACCCGGCGGCGCTTTGCGCGCCGTTGCCATTACAGTGCAACCAAGGCGTCGAAGGGCAGGAACATTTCGCCCGGCGCGGTCTCGGCGTGATTGTTCGGGTTGACCGCTTTCACCTGGGCGCCCTGTTCACCGCCGACCGTGCGGAAGCCGAGGATTACGAAAGTGCCTGCGCGTTTACCTTTTACGATTTGGTTGACGTTGAACATTTTGATTCCCCTTTATCTACCGCCCCGCACCATGCGTTGCGCCCATGTGTAGAACTATACGCCCATTATTCGTATTGGTCAACGATCTTTTGAAAATAGTCCCGGATCGCTGCGGCGGTCGTGTCGTTGGGGTCGTGCGATGTGAATGTGACACATGATTTGTATATAACACGCAGGGCGAGAAGGACGGTATCGAAGTCTTCATATTGGACAAATACGCCGTCTTCGCACAACTCACAGTCCAGGTCGTATCGTTGAACGCTCATATCAACCCCCTAACCTCGACGGGTGGGGTCATGCCGTCCAGCCATCCGAACGCCTGGGCCAGCAGCAACGCAGCGATCAGGGCCAGATACATCGTGATAACGCGGCGGATCATATAACCTCCTCTGTTTCGAACTCGTAGTGCGGGCTTGGGTAGTAATATTTCGCAAACTCGACCGCCAATCCGCGTCGTTCCAGTTCGGCGGCAATTTTGCTGATCTCGTTCGCCAGCATGCGGCCGGCGTCGGCGAGGTCTTTATCGGATTGGTCACATAGGCTCATTTGACGGCACCTCCATAACGAACGCGGCGAAACATGACGTTGACGGCGAACTCTTTCCGCAACTTGCCGCGCTTCCTGGGTAACGGGTCAAGCGGGGGAAAGTAATCGTTGCTCTCGGTAGGCAAGCCCGTCCTGCAGTGGCCGCTAAGGGCCATGAGACGACGCCAGCCGGCGTAATATCCCTCGCGTTGATTACGTGATTTGATCATTTGTGTTCCTTTTTAATCTTGAGGTTGAATAGTTCCCAATAGGCCGCGTCCATTGTCGTCTCGCCGCCTTCCCACTTCTGCCACGTGCGGAGGTTCTTATGTAGCAGCGCAGCGGCCTGGGTCTGCGTCAGCCCGGCGTCATTGCGCGTTCGGGCGATCTGTTGCGGGGTGGGTGTGGTCATTTGAGCAGCCCTGCGCGACGGGCGCGGTTGAGAATGGCGTAGGCGTTACTTTTAGCGATATCGTAGTCTTTCCAGCAGATACCTTCGGACTCAGGGCTTGCGTATTCCGTTATCGCAGCTAGGGCTTGCGCAAGTTCCTGAGGCGTCGGCGGCTCGGGTGGGATCATCGCATCAATAATGTTGCGCACCATCTTGCGGTGTGCTTCGGTTGGAGGCCCACCCTCGATCCACAAGCGCGCAGCCATGAGGAGATTGTCAACGTGGTCCGGACTGAGGCGGGGTTCGACGTCGACGAGGGTGGCGGCGTTCATTCCGTCAAGTTTCGCCGCTACACGTCCGCCGAGTTCAGCTGTCAAAACGTTGATCTGCTGCCCAATACTCGTCGTGTCCAGGACAACGCGGTTCGGTTCGCTGATGAGCACGTCGCCCGGTCGGAGTTCTTTAGCGGTCTTTTTCATTTTCCATCCTTCTTTTAAATTCGGCGTAGATTATTGCGATGATGGCGGCAATCGCTGCGATTGCGGGGATGATCATTGCCCGATGCTCCATGCCACGATGAGGCCCAGCGCGGCGAGGCCGGCAACGATTGCGAGGTCGACCATGTTTTCAGCGTCCATTGATAGTTACCTCGCGTGTGTTCGTTACTGCGCTGTCGCCCGACATCCACCGACCATCGACCTTGACGAGACATCCTGTGCTGAGTGACACGTTGGTTTCAACGTCCATCAGGTTGTGCAGGTTGCGGCATTGCGCGGAGTTGGCACCGTATTGGACGGCGAGACCCATCCCGACGAACGCAGCGACAATCCCCGTGACAACAGCGCTTGCGATCAGTATTTCTTTCATTAATTGTTCTCCAGGTTAAACGCCAACATGCCGAAATTCTTTATCGTCCTTGTGGCGGTACATCACGTTTGGACCCGACAGCAACTTCCGCCAATCTTCCGGGTTGTAGAACTTTTCCTTTGCATTAAAGTCGATCGGTTTGTCGGACACTTTCGCCCGGCATCCTTGGAACACACGCAAGTTGCCGGCGCGACCCAGTGAGCGGAAGGTTTCGATAACGTAGGTGGTCATAGTTTTCTCTCAGCGGCGCGCCCCGAAGGGCGCGGATTCGATTACTTGCGGTTTGCTGCGATCAGTGCCGCATCTTTCGCCTTCCACGCGTCCGGGTCGGCGACGGGGGTCCAACCATTCAGTTCGTCTTGCGCGAACACTTCCGGCTCAAAGTGAATGGTTTTCTTTCCGTCACCGCCGCGATTCGGCAACTGATCGACAGCAACCGCCACCTTTCCGTTTTTGAAAACCTTTTGCACGGTACCGGTCAGCATCGACGGATATTGGCGCAGGTGCTTGAACCAGCCTTGCGGCAGGGTGTTGACGATTTCGACTTTTTGACCAGCGTTCATGTTGTTCCCCAGTTCTCGCCGCGCCCAGTGCGCCGCCCATGTGTAGAACTATACGCCCATTATTCGTATTGGTCAACAAAAAAAACGCCCCGCACGACGGGGCATGTGTTGGTATTTAGGCTGCCACCAAGAAAGTCGGCGTGTAGCCGTTGCGTTCCTTCCATGCGTCCGATGCACTGGCATGCTTGCCCATCGACAGAACAGCATCGGCGGATGCCTTCAAATTCTTGCCTTGGTAGCGCTGGCGCAGCAGCTTCGATGCGCAGATAACGCCGACATTCAGGATGTCGCCATCTTCGCCTTCCAGACCCACGGCGCGGGTTAGGTTGGTCTTACCGCAGCAGTCGCAAACCGGGTTGTCGGTTATACCCAGTACCTTATATTTCGCGCCGCTGATGATTGCCTTGGTCATTTTGTTCCCCCGTTGTTGATGTGAGAACTATACGCCCATTATTCGTATTGGTCAACAACTAGATAGGTTTGACGTTGAGGCGGGTTCCTTGCAGGACTTCGGCGACTTCCATTCCATGGTAGCGGTTCCCGTTGTGCATGAAGTAATAGATACCTGGGTCGGGGACGTATTGCATGATGCCGGTCAACTCCAGGTCGGGCAGGTTGGTCACCTGCTTTCCATCCCATGCGAACACCTTGACGAGATCGTCGAACGTGAGCGCGCGGGGCGTTGGTGCCCGTTCGTGTGCTTTCTCCACGATGTCGATGAGATGGGCGATCTCGAAGCCATCGCCGTACTGCAGCACTTCGCAAAATTTCTGCACGATGTCGCGATGATCTTCGTGGACGAGATACGTGCGTTCGTGGAAGTTGTTGACTTTGGCGTTGATGAACTTGCGGCGGTTGAGATTTCGCGCCGTTCTCCTAGCGTCATCTTTCATCTTCACGCACGCGACGCACATTCCGTTGCTCGTGTAGCGGTCGGAGTTGTGGCCGCGACGACATGGGCGCCCGGTGTTGTAGGTGAGATGGCCGGCGGCGATGGCTTCATCTTGGGTCATGAGGTTTTGCCTAATTGGGGGTTTGGGGTATCTATACCTACTATACTATAGTTCTAGATTTGGGCCAATTGGGGTTTTGGGGTATCTATATCTTCTATACTATATTTCCATGCGTAGAACCTATAGTTTCTTGCGTATAAGTATAGTATAGGAGGTATAGATAGGGGGTTGGAGCGTTTAGGCAAAATCTAGGAGGTACAGTATAGAAGGTATAGATGCTAGAATTCACTAACCGCAACGAACTAAGTGTGACGACATGAGCAATGACGAACCAACAATGAACGATTGGCTGTTCATCGGTGAGTACGTGAAGGATTGGAATGCATCGGCAGCGATCAAGCGTGCTGGGATCAACTGCGGTGATTTTTCACGTCAGGACGCGTACAGGCGTTTACAGAAACCAGCGGTGAAACGCGAAGTTGAACGTGTTCGTGAGTTGACGAAGAAAAAAATCCAACTGAACACCGATCTCATCATCAACGACATCTTGAACGTGATGACGGCTGATCCTCGCGAACTCGTCGAGATCGTGACCGAATCCTGTCGACATTGCCACGGGATCGACCATCTTTACCAGTTCACCCTAAATGAATGGCGACGAAAAGAACTGGAATGCGCGATGAGTGGAAAGCCCGCCCCGAATCCGTTGGGTGGCATTGGCTTCAACCCGCTGCGCGATCCACACCCCGATTGCCCGGAATGTCACGGCCAGGGCATCACCGTGGAGAAGCTGAAAGACGTGCGCGATTTGTCCCCTGCCGCCGCTGCTCTATATATAGGGGCCGAACGCACGAAGAACGGCCTGAAGGTGAACATGCGCAGCAAGGACGCGGCGCGGGATGCCGCCGCTAAAATCCTGGGAATCAACAAGGAAACGCACATCCTTAAGGACGGCGGCAAATCCCTGGACGAGTTGAGCGACTCGGAACTTGAAAAATTGGCGAGGGGTGAATGATGGCGGACCGCTGCAGGTTTCATAAATGGAAGGTGATCTCGGACACCATCCGCATCCTGTCGCCAGCAGAGACGGGGCGCCGTTCACCCGTCAGCGTCGCCCGCTACAGATGCGGGGTTTGCGGGCACTCTATATATAAGTCAACTACGGTGCGTAAATGACAAGGCTGTTCCAACGTCAGGCGGCGGCCGAACTGCTGCGCAGGCGGCGAGCCCGTGCCGACCCGGTGTCGTACGCCGAGTATGTCGACGTCCCTGGGCGCCCGATCGAGGATGAACCGGAAGAAGGCGAAATCCGGATAGAAGCCCCTGAAACGCTGCTCGCCGCGCATCACAAAATGATTTTGCGCGAGGTCGAAGAGTGCTTCCTCAAGAACACCGGGCGACTCATGATCTTCATGCCGCCTGGGTCCGCCAAATCAACGTACGGATCGGTCGTCGCGCCGTCGTACCTGATGGGCAAGTACCCAAAGACCCGCGTAGGTCTCGCCAGCTATGCCGATTCCCTGGCGCTCAAGATGGGCCGCCGGATACGCTCCGTCATCAATCAGAAACGGTACAAGAAAACGTTCGACGTCGAGCTATCGACCGAGTCGGCTGCAGCGAACATTTTCAAGCTGACGAACGACAGTGAATACATGGGGACGGGTATTCTCGGCTCGTTCACGGGTAACCGCTTCGAACTGCTGGTGATCGACGACCCGGTGAAGGGTCGCGAACAGGCCGATTCAGAGACGATCCGCAACAAGACGTGGGAAGCGTACAACGAAGACTTGAAGACCCGTCTTGTCCCTGGCGGGTCCATAGTGATCATACAAACCAGATGGCACGAAGACGACCTTGCCGGCCGCATCTTGCCTGAAGGCTGGAACGGCGAGTCGGGCGACATCATGTGCCGCGACGGCAACGTGTGGCGTGTGCTGTGTCTTCAGGCTGAATGCGATACCGATACCGACCCGCTTGGCAGGAAGCGCGGCGAAATGCTCTGGCCCGAGTGGTTCACCGATAAGCACTGGGCGCAGTTCCGGGGCGAGGCGCGCACGTGGGGCGCACTCTTCCAGCAGATACCGAAGCCGAAAGACGGCCTGATGTTCAAGCCGGACAAGATCGAGATCGTCGACACGCTGCCAGCCGGGCGCATCACCTGGGTGCGCGGGTGGGACTTGGCTGCGACGGAAGGTGGCGGGGCGTACACGGTGGGTGGGCTGCTGGGCATCCATCAACCAACCGGACGCCCCATCATCGCCGACATCGCGCGCTTCCAGAAGGCGCCGGGATCGCGGGACGACAGCATTCGCAACGTCGCGGTCATGGACGGGCGTCTGATCAAGCAGGACATCCCGGACGATCCTGGCGCGGGCGGCACGGCGCAGACGGAATATCTCGTCAAGAAATTGAAGGGCTGTTCTGTGGTATGGGGTCCGGAAAGCGGCGACAAGGAAACGCGCGCTATCCCGCTGGCGTCTGAAGTCAACATCGGCAATGTGATGATGCTGCGCGGCGAATGGAATCGGCCGCTACTGGAAGAGATGCGCGCGTTTCCGAACGGGACGTATAAGGATCAGGTCGACGCGTTGTCCAGGGCATACGCAAGGCTTGTACCCCTTCCCGGTAGAATGTCCATCAACAAACAACTTTTACAGAGGGTTCGAAAATGACCATTGCTTATCAAGAGGGGGTTATCCCTGTCGGCGGGACGATCACCGTGAATATTGCTACTACGAATTTGCCGGCGTCCATCACGTTGTCCAGCACTACAGGCAATCGCGCAATTGAACTGACGACCAACGGCACCGACTTTTTCACGCCTGGAGTTGACGTTACGCAGACCAATTTCATCACTGTCTCGTTGATGGCCCCGGTGATGCAGATGCGGTTGACGGGGAACGCCAACGACAAGTGGAATATCCGGGGTGCAGCATGAGCTATCCGCCAAAAACACCCGGCACCACGCTTGCCGATGAAGCCAACGCCGGCAGCATCGGCGAAGTCATTAAGAATACTGGCACGAACGTATCTCTTACCACAGCGGTATCTGCCAACGTTACCTCAGTAACCCTGACTCCCGGTGACTGGGATGTGAGCGGCTCTATTGCATTTAATGGCACATCGTCCACGTCGACGAGCCGCGTTGTGGGCGGTTTGAACACGGTGAGTGCCACGCTGCCGGCGCAGCCGTATTATTACCAGCACCAATACGGTGTGGGCGGATTCGTAAGTGCTACCCTGCCGAATGGTTCGGTCCCCATGCAACGCATTAACGTGAGTACGACGACTACGGTCTATCTGGTTGCCCAAGGAACGTTCACGGCGAGTACGTTGACGGCAACGGGTGTAATCATTGCTCGCCGTGCTCGCTAAGAAAGGTTGAACATGAAATCTCTACGTATCGGCGAGCGGCTGCGCGCTTGGGCTCGCGGGCTGAAAGAATCGGACGTTGGCCCGACGCCACCGCAGTTCGGGCCGCCGCGAATGCTGCCGGGCGTCATCCCCGATGCCGTCAAGCTGGCGATGGACAACGAGATGCAAAGCGTTTACGGCTACGCCAACGCGATGTACGGTTGCCAACAGGCGTTCCCCGGCTATCCCGTGCTCGCGCAACTGACGCAGGTTGCCGAATACCGGATGCTGTCCGAGAAGACCGCGCAAGCCATGACCCGGAAATGGATCAAACTCCATTCGAAGGGCGATACGGATAAAAGCGAGCGCATCTCGCAGATTGAAGACGCGCTGACCCGACTTAACGTGCGCAAACTTTTTACCGAGGCAGCGATCCATGACGGCTTTTTCGGTCGCGCGCAACTGTTCGTCGACCTGGGCGAGCAGGACGGCGACCGCCTGGAGATCGCGTTGTTCGAAGACGCGACGATCATCAAAGGCAAGCTGCGCAAGTTCAAGCTGGTCGAGGCGATGTTCACATATCCGAACTCGTACAGCGCGTCTAACCCGCTGCGTGACGACTATTTCAACCCGTCGTCGTGGTTCGTGATGGGCCAGAAGGTGCACTCGACGCGCCTACTCACGTTCGTTGGCCGCCCGCTACCGGACATCCTCAAACCGGCGTACAACTTCGGCGGGATGAGCATGAGTCAGCTTGCGATGCCTTACGTGAACAACTGGCTGAAGACGCGCGACAGCGTCAACCGGATGATCTCCAATTATTCGACGTCGGGGATCAAGACGAACATGCAGGCGGTATTGGCAGGCGAGCCCGGCGACGATCTGCTGGCGCGAGCGCAGTTGTACGCGGACATGCGGGACAATCAGGGGATGATGCTGTTGGACTTCGACTCTGAAGAGTTCTTCCAGTACAACACGCCGCTGTCCACGCTCGACCAACTCCAGGCGCAGGCCCAAGAGCACATGGCGTCCGTCGCGTCGATGCCGCTGCCTATCCTGTTGGGCATCACGCCGTCCGGCCTGAACGCCAACTCGGAAGGTGACATCGAAATCTTCTACGACCATGTGCGCGACATGCAGGAACGGCTGTTTCGCGACAATCTGACGAAGGTTATCAAACTCATTCAACTGTCCGAGTTTGGCGACGTCGACGAGGATATCGTTTTCGACTTCGTGTCCCTCTGGCAGCAGACCGAAGCGGAGATTGCCGCCAACCATAAGAGCGACGCGGAAGCCGCTGCAATCCTCGTCGAGATCGGCGCGGTAACGCCCGAGGAAGTCCGCCAAAAGCTGGCCGACGACGAGCATAGCGGGTATAACGGGCTGGACCTGGGCGTCAAGATAGCGCCGCCGGATGAGAATGAGGAAGACGACGATGACGCAGCTACGGGCACCCGGTAAGGCCGTCACGCTCAAGCCTGTGCGACCGAACGTCGGCGTCGAAGTGGCGTATCAACGGGCGCTGCTGAACCTTGTTGACGACATGAACAAATCGATTTTGTACTGGATCAGCGCGACGTATCGTGCCAACCCGCCTGCAATGGCAATGGACGCGACGCCGTCGGAAGAACTGCGAAAGACCATGCGCAAGTTGGCGCGGCGCTGGATTCGGCTGTTCGACGAAGCATCGACGAAGATCGCGGACGCATTCGCCACGCAGGCGCAGGCGCAGGCCGAACGGACCATGGCAAAGGTGTTGAAAGACGCGGGCTTCTCCGTTCCGTTCAAGCCAACGGCCGCGATGAAAGATGCGTTTGATTCCGTGCTCGTCGAGAACGTCGCGTTGATTAAGTCGATCCCCTCGCAGCAGTTCACCGCGATTGAAGGCGCCGTCATGCGCAGCGTGCAGGCCGGGCGCGACCTCAAGACGTTGCGGGAAGAACTGCTCGCCCTGGGTGCGAAATCGAAGAATCGGGCGGCCTTGATAGCGCGTGACCAAAACGCAAAAGCTACGGCGGTCATAACCAAAGCGAGAAGGATATCGTTGGGGTTGACCAAGGCCAAATGGCGGCACAGTCGCGGCGGCGTTCACCCCCGAAAATCCCATGTGGAAGCGGACGGAACGATATATGATGTCACCGTTGGATGTTTGATCGATGGTGAATACATCATGCCCGGCGAGAAAATCAACTGTCGCTGCACGTCGTCGGTCGTCATCCCCGGTATCGATGATTAAGGAAAATAAAAATGGCACTTGAACCCACCAATACGTTTCACATCTCGTTCAACACGAGCGGTAAAAGCGGATACATCACCACTGTAAAGGTCACGATCGAGCGCGACGTCATGGATTCGATGGATACTGCGCGTATCGATCTGGCCGACCATCCGTTGTATAAAGACCTGCAACGGTACGTTCTCGCAAACCCACGATAAATGGAGAAAATAAAAATGGCATTCCTCATCATCGTTTTTCTGGCTGTCGCTATCGTGTTCCCGGCAGTGGGTGGCCTGTTCGCAAAACATCTCAAGGTTGAGAAATGAGCGCCGAGGGTCTGCTGACCGCGCTTGTCGTGCTGCTCGGGGTGGGTGTGAGCGCGTCGGTGTTCTTCGTGCACCGCATCTGCAGCAAACACGATGCTTTTATGAAAGAGATCGATATGAAAATCAATAACGGGGCGGCGTTATGACGGGACTCATTCTCGCAATGGACAAAAGCGCGCGTACGGTCGACAAGTTCGGCCGGATGTACATCGCCATGTCCAACATTTCGAAAGCCACCGTCAACCCCTATCGAGGGTGCGAGATTCCCGGCTGCGATGTGCTGGGCCTGGACCCGGACCGCGTCTACATGCTTCTGCGCGATCCCGAGGAACTGAAGAAGGCGGCCGACACGTTCAACAATATTCCCCTGCTCGACCGTCATATCCCGGTCACGGCGGAAGCCCCGTCGCAGCAGTTCGTCGTCGGCAGCACCGGGACGGACGCGCGCTTTGACGAGCCATTTTTGCGCAACAGCCTTGTCGTGTGGACGGCAACGGCGATCGCCGGCATCAACACGAATCAGCAGCGTGAACTGTCCTGTGCGTACAGCTATGACGCGGATATGACCCCCGGAGTGTATGAGGGTAAACCATACGATGGTATTATGCGCAATATCAAGGGTAATCACGTTGCCCTTGTAGAAGTGGGACGTGCCGGCCCGGATGTCGTGGTCGGTGATTCTAAACTTTCGGAGAAACCGAGAACCATGAAAAAACTGTCGACGAACGCCAAACGCGTCGTAGCCGCCCTCCGTGGCGCGCTGCTGCCCGTGCTGGCGCAGGACGCGCAGATCGGGGACTTGACTGCCATCGTCGGCAGCATCAAGACCCTGAAACCCGCGAAGAATCAACAAACCATCGTTGCCGCCGTCACCAAGGAATACGGTGACAAGCTGGCACAAGACGCCACCCTGGACCACGTCGTCCCGCTGCTGGAACAACTGGCACAGGACGAGGAAGCCGAACCGGACCAACCCGTCAAACCGCCCAAAGTCACCGACGCCGACGACGAGGACGACGAGGACGACGAGGAAGAAGGCGGTAAGAAGAAGGACCCGGTCGCAATGGACGCCGCGATCAACGCCGCCGTCGACAAAGCCCGTGCCGATATGCGCGCGATCCACCAAGCGGAACGCGACGTTGAACCGTACGTCGGCCGGCTGGCCGTGGCGATGGACAGCGCCGAGGCAGTGTACAAAGTCGCACTGGACGCCGCGAAGGTCGACCTGACCGACGTACACCCGTCCGCCTACAAGGCAATGGTGCGCATGCTGCCGAAACCGGGTAGCGAATCCACGCAAGTGCAATCCCGCGTCAATCTGGCGCAAGACTCCGCGCAGGCCGCAACGTCGTTCAATACGTTGTTCTCCGGCGCTTCCAAACTGAAAGGCGGTGTGTGATGACCGGGTTTCAAAAACAAGTCAACCTGCAGCCGGCACCGGGCGTCGAAGGCGCCATCGCCAGCGGCAACCCGCCGGTCACCTACGTCACCGGTCCCGGCGGCCTGATCAGCGGCGCGAACGGCGTCATCGTCGGTCGCTTCGGTTTTGCGTCGTACCAAACGGACGGCAGCGAACGTGTCGACAACTCGTCGTTCTTGGTCGCTGACGGCGTCGACCGCCTGTACTCGATGGGCTTCGTCGCCAACATGCAACAGGCGCTGAACACGACGTATCTGTCCGAATCGAGCATGACCATGCTACCGTGGCAGTCGATGGAAATGTTCACCCGTGGCGACTTCTGGGCAAAACTGCTGACGACCGCCACGCGCGGGCAGAAGGCGTTCGTGTCCCTGATCGACGGCAGCATCAAGGCCGCCGCGCCGGCCGCGACGATCAACGCATTCGTCGGTACGGCATCGTTCGCAACTAACGTCATGACCGTGACCGCCGTAACGTCCGGCACCGTCGCTGTCGGCCAGCAAGTCAGCGGCGCGGGCCTGCCGGCGAACACCTACGTGAAAGCCCTGGGCACCGGAACGGGCGGCGCGGGCACTTACACGCTGTCCACCACGCCGGGCACCATCAGCGCGCAAGCGACCACGACACAGGAATACGTCGAAACGAACTTCCGCATCCTGTCGACGGCGCTGGCCAACGAAATCGCAAAAATCGGCTACGGGAGCTAAACCATGCCACTCGATATCAATGCACTGAACCAGATGAGCGCGCCGCAACAACTCGCGGTCATCGCACAAGCCGCGCGCACGTACGGCATTCACTTCCACCAAGCCGGCCAAGTGCAAGGCTTCATCCCGCAGAATCTGGCGATGGATGCCGATCTTGCAATGGACGCCCTGCCCGCCCTGGTCACGACCACGTCGAGCGGCATCCCGGCATTCTTAACGAATTACGTCGATCCGAAATTGATCGAAGTGCTCGTCTCGCCGAACAAGGCCGCGCAAATCCTGGGCGAGAACCAAAAAGGCGACTGGACCACGCCGACCGCGTTTTTCCCGGTCGTCGAGTCGGCCGGTGAAGTGTCGTCGTACGGTGATTACAGCACCAACGGCGAAGTCACCGCCAATACGAACTGGCCGCAACGCCAGTCGTACCATTACCAGACCGTCACCCAGTGGGGCGAGCGCGAACTGGACCAGATGGGCAAGGGTCGTATCGACTGGGCGTCGCGCCTGAACATCGCGTCGGCGATGATCATGAACAAGTTCCAGAACAAGACGTATTTCTTCGGCGTCGCCGGCCTGCAGAACTACGGCATCCTGAACGACCCGTCGCTGTCGACCCCGCTCAGCCCTGGTAGCAAGGCGGCCGGCGGTTTCCTGTGGACGAACGCCACGGCAAACGAAATCTTCGCCGATATCGAAGCCCTGGTGCTGCAACTGATCACACAGTCCAACGGCGTGATCGACATGAACTCGGCGATGAAGCTGGTCATGTCGCCAAAGCGTCAAGTCGCCCTGACCACGACCAACCAGTACAACGTCAACGTGTTCACGCTGCTGAAAAGCAACTTCCCGAACATGTCCATCGAGACGGCGCCCGAATACACGACGACGTCGGGCGAACTGGTACAGCTGATCGTCGAGAACGTCGAGGGTCAAGACACCGGCTACTGCGCGTTCACCGAGAAAATGCGCGCGCACGCCGTCGAGCGTAAAACCTCGTCGTTCCTGCAGAAGAAATCGGGCGGCACCTGGGGCGCGATCATCCTGCAACCGTACGCAATCGCCCAAATGCTGGGCGTGTAAGCGTCGACCGCCCCGGCTCGCATAGCGGGGCGTTTTCACCCTCCTACAAGGAAAAATTATTATGTCAACCGTTCTGATTGGCTGCAAACTCCCGCACGGTATCATCCTGAAGGGCTCGTCCGGCCAAGACATCAAACTCAACGGCATGAACACGTCGTTGCTCGCTGGCGGCTTCGGCATCACCCACGTGGACGAATCCGAATGGGCGTATCTGTCGGCCGTCTACGAAGAATTCGCCCCGTTCAAATCGAACGCCATTTTCACGAACGGCAAGAGCAAGGTTGCCGACCTGAAGTCGATCGCGGCCGAACTGTCGGACGTCCCGACCGGATTCGAAGGCGTCGACCCGAAAGCCCCGGCGCAAGGCCTGGAACCGGACAACAGCGTCGACAAGCAACTCGAAGCTGCCGAGCGCGCGCCGCGCCCGAGCAAAGCACCCGCTGCGCCGGCTGACAAGGCCGCCGCGAACGAACTGGCGGGTGCGTGATGTGCACGGGGGCGGTTGTATTCGATCCGGCGGCGTTCGTCGTCAGGTATCCGCAATTCGCCACCGTGGACGCGGGGTTGCTGCAATCGTTCTTCAATGAAGCGGGAACGATGTACTTGACCAACAGCGCATATAGCATCGTTCGTGACCTAGGCAAGCGTGCAATCCTGCTGAACCTGATCGTTGCGCATCTGGCGACCTTGTCGGGAGTTCTGACGCCAGCCGGGCAAGGCTCGACGGCAACGCAGGTTGGCCGCGTGTCGAGTGCGTCCGAGGGTAGCGTATCCGCGTCGATGGACATGGGGTCGCAGCCCAAGGCGGCGGCATTCTGGCTGCAGACGCAGTATGGGGCGCAATACTGGCAGGCCACGGCCGAATACCGCACCATGCGGTACGTTCTCCCCCGCCGTAGGTGCTGACGTGGCGGCCGGCGGCCTGACAGGCGGCGACAAGCTGCGCGCCAAGCTGGCCGAGATCGCCAAACAGATCGAAGGCAAGCATGAACTGCGTGTCGGTTTCCTTGAGGGTGCAACGTACCCCGACGAAGCCGGCACGCCAGTTGCAACCGTCGCATGGTGGCTGAACTACGGCACCAAGACGGCCCCGCCCCGACCGTTCTTTACGAACATGGTCAAGACCAAGTCGGACAAATGGGGCGATGAACTAGCGATCATCCTTCAGCAAAACGATTTTGACGTCGACAAGTCGCTCCGGATCATGGGTGAGCGCATCAGCGGTCAACTGCGTGACGCCATCATTGAACTTGACGCCCCGGCGTTGTCCCCCATCACCCTCATGCTACGCAAGATGCGCATCGACGACCCGCATTTGATCGTCACGGGTGCGACGGTCGGCGAGGCAGCGCGCCGCGTGGCGGAAGGTGAAAGTTCGTCCCCTGCATCGACGAAGGTCGGCGTGTACACGGGGCATATGCTCAACAGCATCGATTACGAGGTTAAGCCGTGAACTTACATCAACTCGTCCGGGGCGTCGTTGGCGCGGTGAATCCGGACATCCCCGTATCGGTCATGCCGAGCACCGGTTCAACCGAAGACGATACGGGGCGAAGCATCCCGTCATACGGGACAACCATTCAAACGACCGGGCAGAAACAACCCGTGACGGGGCGCGATATCGAACGCTTCCAGCAGCAAAATATCCAGGGCGTGACGTGTAAAATGCACCTGAACGGCAATTATGAAGGGCTGTTCCGCGTGCTGGGGAAAGGGGGCGATCTGCTGCAGTTTGAAGGGCGGACATACCTCGTCGCAAGCGTGATGGAACGTTGGCCGGACTGGTGCTGCGTCGCCCTAACTATGCAACTCGATCAATAGGAACCATCATGGCAATCACCCAAGCATTCCCCAACCAAGCAAAACTCGACGCACTGCAGGCACTGTGCCCGTCCGGGAACACGTACAAAATCGCCCTATACACGTCGGCCGCCACGCTCGACAAGACGACGACCGTCTATTCCGCGACGAACGAAGTCAGCGGCACGGGTTACACGGCCGGCGGTGCGACCCTGTCGGGATACAGCGCGGCGCTGAGCGGCGACACGGCGCAACTGACGTTCACGTCGGCGACATGGTCGAGTTCGTCCATCACGGCGCGCGGTGCGATCATCTACGACAGCACCAACGGCAACAAGGTGCGCGGTGTGTACGATTTCGGCGCTAACATCACGTCGACCAACGGCACGTTTACCGCCACTATCCCCGCAAACGTGATCTCCATCGGCTAATCATGGCGCTGAAACATACAACGCCGTCAAGCTCAGCCCCACTTGCACAAGCGAAGTGGGACGAGGATCACACGATTGATAGCGGTGGGGCGACCTTCACGAACGGTTCGTCAACGCCGACCACGCCGGCATCGGGAAAAACGGTCCTGTGGGGTCGTACGATGGCGGGCAGGGCGTTACCTGCGGTCGTTGGCGAAGACGGTCTTGTCGCGGCGCTGCAGCCCCATATCGGTCGAGGTAAGGTCGCAGCGTGGTTGCCAAGCGGGAACGGTACAACCGTCACCGCTATCGGCATGCCTCAACCGAACGCATCCGGAACCACGCGCAACGTCGCGACCACGAACTATTTCCAGAGCCTGCGGCGTGTCGGGTTCGTCACGGCTGCGTCAGCGAACAACAACGTGAATATTCGCACCAACTCCCTGCAGTTCCTTCTTGGAGCATCGGCCGGGATGGGTGGGTTTCACTATATCTGCAGGTTCGGAACGTCGAACGCATCGTCAGTCACGGATGGTCGCGTCTTTATTGGCTTTTCCTATTCGAATGGCGGCCTGGGTGCCGTCGATTCGTCGACGCTGATAAACATCATGGGTATCGGCTACGATGGCGGCGATACGAACTGGTCAATATTCAACAATGACGGGACGGGAACGGCGACAAAGACTAGTCTCGGCGTTAATTTCCCGTGCACCACGCAAAGCGTCGATGTGTACGAACTGGTGATGTACGCGCCGCCAAATTCCAGCACGGTCAAATGGGCTGTCACTCGCCTGAATACGGGAGATTTCCAGTCCGGGACTTTCTCCAGCGATATTCCGGCAACCAACACGCTCATGGAACCCCATTTCAACGTGTCGAGCGGTGCAAGTGGAACGGCGGTCGGCCTGGACCTGATGTCCCTTTATATCGAAACGGATTCATGATCATGTACACGTTGACGAGAGAAGGTGTTCTGAAACTTAATAGCGTTGTGGTTCCGCTTGACGATAGCACGCCGGAATATCAAGCATACGTCGCGTGGCTGGCAGAGGGTAACGGGCCCCAAATGATCGACGATGGTCCGGTTTATCCATCCATCCGCGTCACGGTGTGGCAGTTGATCCAGGCGTTGAGCGCAACCGGGATGCTGGAAACCGTCGATGCGGCGGCATCAGCATCAAGCGACGCTATGGTCCGTCTGGGGTGGCAGCGCGCGCCGAACTTCCAATCAGACGACCCGCTGATTCTGGCAGTGTGCTCGACGCTCGGCATTGACGACGCCAGCCGGCAACGCGTGTTCGAACTGGCGGCGGGCCTGTAAATGGCGCTTTTCAGCCCCGCACTTTTTAGCCCCGAGCTTTTCGATACGGGGGGCGACGCTACGGCGACCCTCAGCGGAGTGTCGGCGACGAGCGGTGTTGCCACCATTACCGCAACCGGAGGGGCGTCGACCAGCGTCACGGGCGTATCGTCCACTTCGGCCGTCGCCGGTATCACAGCTACGGGAACGGCGTCCACTGCCCTTGCGGGGGATTCGGGGCAATCTGGAACAGGGACTATCGCGGCAAGCGGAAGTGCGTCTGTCACGATGACGGGGGTATCGGCAACATCGGCAGTTGCCGGGATCACCGCAACCGGGGGCGCATCGACGAGCATCGGCGGGACGTCGGCCGCATCGGCAGTTGCCAGCCTTACGGGGGTCGGTGATGCAAACGTGAATGTATCGGGTGTATCGGCAACAGCATCTGTCGCAAGCATTGTCGGCATGGGTACAGGCGATGCGGCTGCAAGTGTGGTCGGTGTATCCGCTGCAGGTGCCGCAGGTCCAATTGCCGCCACGGGGGGTGCGGTCGCCAACGATTTGGGCGTATCTGCGTTAAGCGGTGTCGGCAGCATCTCGGCAAGCGGGACGACCGGTGACACTACTGTGACCCTCGGTGGAGTGTCGGCGACGAGCGGTGTTGCCACCATTACCGCAACCGGAACGCGGACGACGATTGACGTCGACATCACGGAAGACATGGTATGCCGGGTCGTGCGCAGCTATATCCTGAGTATCGTTCCGAACCTTCCGGTGAAGCGAACCCCTGTTAATCGGGCGTCGATGCCCAACGGTCCGTATGTGTCATTCACGCCTGGGTTGCGCCGGCCGTTGTCGACGAACGTATCGCATGATGACGCAACGTCGCGCACGGTGGGGCGGCCCGAACAGATGTCATTTCAGATCGATTGTTATGGGCTCGGTTCTGCGCAGACTGCCGAGACTATCAATCTTTTGTATCGCGACCAATACGCGTGCGATGTGTTCGAAAGCTTAGGCTTCAATGGCGCTCCGCTGTACGCCGGGGATATTCAACAAGCCCCGTACGTGACCGGCGAAGACCAATACGAAGACCGATATACGTTTGAAATTGAATTGCAACTGAACCCGAGCGTAGCCGTACCCATCCAATCCTGTAATATCCTGAATGTCGATCTTATAAACGTTCCACCATCAGAGGAATAACCATGTCCATTCCGGCAAAAAAACTTGTCAACGTGATCCCCGGCGTTATCGGGGCGGGCGGCGCTGCGCTGGCGTTGAGCGGCTTGATCCTGACCGCAAACACCGCAGTCCCGATCGGTGCGGTTCAGCAGTTCTCGACGGCCGACGCCGTTGCCTCGTTTTTCGGTTCGAGCACCGATGAGGCCAAACTTGCAGCCATCTACTTCGCCGGCTTCGACAACTCGACGTCCAAGCCAGCCAACCTGCTGTTCTGGCAGTATCCGACATCTCCCGTGGCGGCGTACCTGCGCGGCGGTTCCGTCGCGGCGATGACCCTGGCGCAGCTGCAGGCGATCCCTGCCGGCACGATGACCGTGACCGTGGACGGCGTCGTCAAAGCGTCGTCGTCGATCAACCTCTCTACCGCAACCAGCTTCAGCGACGCCGCAACCAAGATCACGGCAGCGTTCACCGGCGGTCCCACCGTCACGTACGATGCGCAGCGCGCGGCGTTCGTCGCCACGTCTGGCACGACCGGCGTAACGTCGACCATCGGTTTCGGCACGGGGACGATTTCGACAGCCCTGAACATGACGCAGGCGCTCGGCGCGGTCACGTCGCAGGGTGCAGCCGCCAGCACGCCTGCCGGCGCAATGACTGCGATCGTGGCGAAGGCGCTGAACTGGGCGGGCTTCATGACCGTGTTCGAACCCGTCATCGCGGACAAAGTTGCCTTCGCGACCTGGGCATCGCAACAGGGTGACCGCTTCGCGTACGCGTGCTGGGACACCGACGTCAACGCTACCGCTCAGGGCAACACGACATGCTTCGGTGCGCAGGCAAAGGCGCTGAGCCTGTCGGGCAGTATCCCGCTGACGGCAGACACCAATGTCGCCGCCGCGCTGGGCGTTACCGTGACGTCCCTGGCGCAACCGCTCGCGGCCTTCGTTCTCGGATACCTCGCGTCCATCGACTTCGCACGCACGAATGGACGCGCGACGGCGGCGTTCCGGGGTCAAGGCGGTATCGTGGCAGGCGTGACCGACGCCACCGTGGCCGACACCCTGATCGCGAACGGCTACAACTTCTACGGCAATTACGCCACGTCGCAACAATCGTTCACATTCCTGCAGCCGGGTCAAATCTCGGGACGCTTCAAGTGGATCGACAGCTTCGCCAATGAAGTTTGGATGAACGCCAATTTCCAACAATCGTTGCTGGACTTCATGACGCAAGCGAATTCCATCCCGTACAACAGCGCCGGCTATGCGGACATCGAAACTGTCCTACAAGACCCAATCAATCAAGCGGTCAAATTCGGCGCGATCCGTGGCGGCGTGACCCTGTCGGGCTCGCAGATCGTCGCCGTCAACTCGTATGCAGGGCAAAGTATCGACACGGTACTGTCGACGCGCGGATGGTATCTCAGCATCCAAGACCCTGGCGCAACCGTGCGCGCGGCCCGTGGCACCCCGCAAATGACGTTCTTTTACTGCGACGGCGGGTCCGTGCAGCAAATGACTCTCGCATCCCTGCTCGTTCAATAACGGAGAAATAACACATGTCCACCTTGACCACTGCCAACAGCGCCGTATCGCTCGTCGTTCGCGGCCTGTTCCCGGTCCCGCAACGCCTGCAGGGCTACGCTACCGACGACTCGTTCGCGGCCGACGACGTGAGCCCCATGGAGGTCCAAATGGGCGTCGACGGGCAACTGTCGGCGGGCTTCGTGCCGTACCCGACCGCCATTTCGTTCACCTTCCAAGCCGACAGCCCGAGCGTCGACATGTTCGACACCGTGTTGGAAGCTCAGAAGGCGAACAAGGAAGGTTTCATCTTTGACGGCACGATCATCATCCAGGGCACGGGCGCGAAATACGCCATGACCAAGGGCTTTCTCACGAGCGCGACGCCGATGTCGTCCGCAAAGAAGATGCTGCAGCCGCGTAAATTCACGATCACGTTCGAGAGCGTGACGAAAGCTCCGGTGTAACCATGGCGCGCAAGGAAATCATCTGGACGGCCCCATTCGGCCGCGACAAGGGCAAGAAATTCCAAATCACGGAGATGTCGGCGCGCGCTGGCCACGCGTGGGCAACGCGGTTACTGCTTGCGCTCATGGGATCGGGCGTCGAGATCGACGAGGATATCGCGTCGCGGGGGCTCGCGGGGCTGGCAACGGTCGCGCTGTCTGCCGTAGGCAAGGTGCAGTCCGAGGTTGCGTTGCCGTTGATGGATGAACTGTTATCGTGCGTGCAGTCTGTGCAAGAACGCGCAACGCGACCGTGGATCGACGACGATTTCGAAGAAGTCGCAACCATCTTCCAGTTGCAAAAGGCCGTGTTCGATCTTCACGTTGCGCCTTTTATTTCCGGCGACCCGTCGACTTCGGCGTCCACGAAGGAAGCGGCAATCGCCGTCTGATCAACTACGCGAACGTGCCGGCGACGATCGGCACTGTTGTATCTAAAGGTCTTGCGACCCTGCACGAATTGGACACCGTGTATGGGACGCAAGACCTTTATGATATGTTGGAAATCATCGCCGTTGACGCGCATAACGATCGCGTCATACGGTCAAGTCAGGGCGCAAAATGAGCACAACTGTTATCGACGCATTCGTGACTACCTTGGGCCTGGACGGCACGCTGTTCAAGCGCGGGATGAAAGAGGCGCAGGACGCGCAGGACAAGCTTGACCGGAACACGAAGCGCAGCAACCGTGATCGCGAGAAGATCGAGCAGGACGCCGCAAAGGCGCGTGCGAAGCGACAAAAGGAAGCCGACGAGCAAGGCAAAAAGACGCTCGACAACTACAAAAAAATCCGCAACGAACTGTTGTCGATAACCGCCATTTTCACGGCCGGCGTGGGCATCAAAGACTTCCTGATGAACACGATCAATACCGCTGCGAACCTGGGGTATCTGTCGCAGAACCTGCGCATGACCACGCAGCAGTTGACGTCGTGGCAGCGTGCCAGTGAGCGCGCAGGCGGCAGCGCAGAGGGTATCGTCGGACAGTTGAAGGAATCGGCCGACACGCTCGCGCAACTACGGTCGGGCTTTGGTCCGAATGAAGGGCTTCAAAATTTCTTCCGTTTCGGCGGCAGCGCCGATGACCTCAAGGATGGCAATACGTACCTGCTTGCCCGGTCGCGAATCATCGCAAATCTATTCAAGAAAGACCCGGCGCAAGCGGCGCTCATCTCGAAACAGATGGGCATCAGCGAAGATCAATTCAACTTCCTGAAGCAAGGTCCAGACGCTGTAATGAAGCTGGTCCAAGCTCAGGAAAAGAACGCTGTCATCACTGCGAAGGACGCCGAGGAAGCGCTCAAGTTGAAAAACAGGTTGCTCGACCTGCGCGACAGTTTGGTGTCTACCGGGACGCGGATTGCGATCCAGTTAATCCCCGTGATCGATGGCGTTGTGCGGCGCTTGGAAAGCATGTCGCAATGGGTTGTCGACCATAAGGACGATATCGCGCGATGGATCGACAACATGATTGTGTGGATAAAGGACTTCGCGAAAACGGCCGATAGTGCGGCGGATGCAGTCGGCGGTTGGAAGAACGTATTGGTTATTCTCGCCGGGATCAAGGTCGCGTCGACAGCTGCAAGTCTCGTCGGGCTGGCGGCATCGCTTCTGCAGATAGGGACGGGCCTTGCCTCTATCGCGGGCGGTGCGGCGGCGCTACCCATTCTCGCGGGTCTAGCCGCGATAGTCGTTGGAGGTGCTGCAGGATACGGGGCGGGCAAACTTATTAACAGAAACCTCAGTTCCGACACGAAGGATGCGATCGGAAAGGGGGTTGCGACGGTCCTTGCGGCGTTCGGGGTGCAGAGTGCACAGGATGCGCTTGACGCCGATGCTGCAGCGAGCGTCGCGCGGCGTTCGGGGTCCGGAAAGATCACCGGGACCGGCCCGCGCGGCATGCGTAACAATAATCCCGGCAACCTGGAGTATGGGAAATTCGCGATTGCCAACGGTGCGATCGGAAGTGACGGAAGGTTCGCAAGATTTGCAAGCCCTGAAGCGGGCATCAGCGCAATGTCCAACCTGCTGCGGTCATACGGTGCGAGGGGTATTAATTCGATCAACGGCATCATCAACAGGTACGCGCCGGGGAACGAGAACAACGTTGCGGCGTATATCGCAGACGTGGCAAAACGGACCGGCTTTAATGCGGGCGCCGCGCTCGACCTGAACAATCCGGCGGTGATGCAAGCACTCGTGTCCGCAATGATCATGCACGAGAACGGGCGCGGGTACTCAGGTGATACGATGAGTCGCGCGATTGCAAACGCTCGCGCGGTCGGATCGATCCCAACTGGAAATGCATTGGCGTCGATGGTAGCGCCGAGCGTGGCGACCGGCGGGACATCCACAACGGATGTGAAGATCGACAACATAACGATCAACACGGGTGCCACGGATGCGCAGGGTATCGCGACCGCCATCCGTCCGGCGATTGAAAAGTACACATTCGCCACGCAGGCGAACACGGGGGTCCGTTGATGGCAATCGATATCATTCCCAAATCGCTTTACCCCTTGGTGCCGCAAGCGCCCGGCGTGCCGCCTGTTCTGCGAAACGTGGCGCGGATCATCGACACGGTGACGCTCGGATACCTGGGCGTAAGCGACGCGCTCAACAGCATCATTGGTGCGCCCGCAGTCAAGTGGGCAGTTTTCGACGATTCGGGTGCACCAATCGCTGATTATGATTCTGTGTTGGCGTTCGGATATCAGAACGAATTGCGTATTTCCGATTATCCGGTTGAGCAAGGTCAATTCGCGTCATACAACAAAACCAATAATCCGTTTGATGTCGTCGTGACGTTCACGTGTGGCGGCAGCGATGAGCGGCGCACGGCGTTTCTGTCGGCCTTGGAGAACGCTAAAGACTCCCTGCAGACCTACACCGTGACGACCCCCGACTATTCGTACCGGAACGTGAATTTCGTGGGCATCCGGACGCAACGTAGCATCCGGGAAGGCGCAACCCTATTGACCGTCGAAATGGCAGGTCGTGAAATCCGCAACACGGGTTTGTCGACGTTCCCAGCACCGAAATCCGACGCCGGATACCCAACCGTGGAGCAAGGCATGATTCAAACCGTGGATGATCCCAACTTTGACGCGTCGGGGGTTGTATGACGCAATATATCCCTTTGGCCGCAACGCCGTCCCAACGATGCACCGTGACCTTGAACGGACAACTGTGCGTCGTCCAGGTCGATCAAAAATATCCCGGTGGCGTGTTTCTGACGTTGACGGCGAACGGCAAGCCGATAATCACTTCGCGCATGTGCAGGGATCGGGTTGGTCTATTGCGCTCGCGATATCTGCCGTTCTCTGGAAATCTTGCGTTCGTCGACACGCAGGGCAGCAACGATCCCGATTGGTCGGGGTTCGGTACGCGATACAAACTGGCGTATATCCCATGACGACGCGCAAAGTTCTTGAACTGACGATCACCCTCGGTAGCGGGACGTTTGGCGAGGATGTCGGCGACACGGTCGTGTTGTCAGGTTTCCGCATGACGGCCGACATCGTTGCACCTGGGGGTGGCGCGATGGGCCAATGCCAGATGCGGGTGTTCGGTTTGCGTAACGACTTGATGAACAAGTTGACGACCATCGGTCCCGTGAACACGGCTATCCGCGCGAAGAACGCAATCACCTTGACGGCCGGCGAGGAAGGGGGCGCGATGAATACGGCGTTTCAGGGGACGATTCTCGACGCCTGGGCAGACTATAACGCAGCACCCGACGTCGCCTTCAATATCATCGCGTACGCGGGCCTGAGTGCCGCCGTGAAGCCGGTAAGCCCGACCAGCTACAAAGGATCGACTGACGTAGCCGCAACTATCAGCCAAATCGCCGTCGAAGAAATGGGGCTCGCATTCGAAAATAACGGCGTCGACGTCAAGATTGCCAGTCCGTACCTAAGCGGGACCGCCTTGACCAAGGTCCGCGACCTCGCGCAAGCGGCCGACATCCTGTGGTCGATCGATCGCGGCACGCTCGCAATCTGGCCGCGCAATGGTTCCCGTGGTGGCGTCGTGCCGGTCATATCCCCCGACACGGGGATGGTCGGATACCCGTCGCTGTCGAGCAAAGGTCTGACTGTTAGAATGCTGTTCAACCCCAACGTGAAACTCGGGGGAGACGTCGAGATACAAAGCGCGGTCACGATGGCGTGCGGAGGGTGGCGGGTGTTCAACTTCTCGCACAACCTGTCGTGCGAAATGCCTAACGGGCCGTGGTTCACTACCTTGGAAGCTTACAATGCAGGATGACGCGGGGTATTACGGCGTTCAGCGGCCGGAAGACGCAAGCGGCGAATACAACGCGCTTGCGTTCGTTATCAATCAAATTCTCAACGGGAAAAACTTCTGCGCATGGGTTCAAGTCGTCAACGTCGACGCGCCTGGGGGGCTCGCTCTGGCGGGCACCGTGGACGTTAAACCGCTCGTGAATCAACTTGACGGCTTGGGGCAACCAGTCCCGCACGGTGTGGTGAACGATCTGCCGTATCTACGCGCGCAAGGTGGGACGAACGCAATCATCATGGACCCGAAAGTCGGGGATATCGGCTTGTGCGTGTTTGCCGATCGCGACAGTTCTTCCGCGCAGGCGTCGCGAGGCGTCGCTAACCCCGGCAGCTTCCGGCGGAACGACATGGCTGACGGCGTGTACCTGGGCGGCATCTTGAATGTCGTCCCGACGCAATACGCCATGTTTACCGATGACGGAATCTCGATCGTGTCGCCAACCAAGATCACTATGCAGGCGCCCGAGATCGACCTCGTCGCCCCCGTGATCGACATGCACGCGAGTACGTCGGTGACCGTCACCACGCCGACATTCACGGTCAATGGCAACGCGCATGTGACGGGCACGAGTGCGCTTGACGGCGCGGTGACAGCCGGCTCTACCGTCGATGCTACCGGGAACATCACCGCGCCTGTCGTCAACGGTACGACCAACGTTACGTTTGGCGGGAAATCGGGACTCACGCACCATCACAGTGGAGTGCAGACGGGCACCGGACAGACAGGGGGTGTCGTATGAAAACGCTTTTGCTCGATCAATCGGAATGGGACTTAGTGTTGGACGCTTCGGGGGACATTGCCATTGCGGATGCACCGTACGCCGTCGCACAAGACGTCGCCAGTGCGGTACGCGTGTTTGCCGGCGAGCTGTGGTACGACACGTCGCAAGGTATCCCATACCGCCCCGAAGTTCTTGGCAACACCCCAAGTCTGCAATACCTGAAGTCGAAGATTGAAGCGGCAGCGCTCACCGTGCCCACCGTGGCGAAAGCGCGTTGTTTGTTCGCGTCCCTGAATGACCGTGTGTTGACCGGGCAGATTCAGATAATCGACGATAATGGCGTCGAAAGTAACGTTTCATTTTAAGGGAACATCATGGCAGGTACAACCAGCGTTCCACCAATCGTATTCACCCCTACCGGCGTTTCGTTGCCGTCGGATGCCGATATCCTGGCTGGGGTTCAGGCGGACATGAATGCGGCATTTGGCGGCAATCTGAACCCGTCGCTGTCGACCCCGCAAGGGCAACTTGCAACCTCGCAGGCCGCGTGCATTTCTGACAAAAACGCCAAATTCGCACAATTCGTCGCGCAGGTTGACCCCGACACGGCGGACGGCGTGATGCAAGACGCAATCGGACGTATTTATTTCCTGACACGCCGTCCGGCGACACCGACTGCCGTTAATGTCGATTGTATGGGTTTGGCGGGCGTCACCATTCCCGTAGGTGCGTTGGTGCAAGACAGCAGCGGCAACACCTATTCGTGCACGAACGCCGGGACGATCCCCGTATCGGGAACGATCACTCTGCCATTCGCAGCAACCGTCACGGGGCCAACTCCATGCCCAACGGGATCGATCTCGGGGGCACCCTACCGAGCAATTCCAGGGTGGGACCGTGCGACCAACAGCACGGACGGGGTGCCGGGAACGTTGGTTGAGAGTCGCGCCGACTTCGAATACCGCCGCAAGCAATCCGTCGCGATCAATGGAAAAGGAAGCCTGCGGGCTATCTATGCAAACGTCTTCAACCTGGACGGCGTGAACGATGTGTTCGCAGTCGAGAATACGACGGGTTCCCCGTTGGCGTATGGCTCGACAAGCTATTCGCTGGCCCCACACTCGCTGTATGTTGCCGTTGTCGGAGGCAACGCGGCCGACATCGCTAAAACGATTTGGACCTACAAAGACGTTGGCGCAGATTACAACGGAAATACATCGGTGTCAGTCGTTGACGATAGCGGGTACAACTACCCGTTCCCGACGTACACGGTTAAATTCCAAATTCCGACAAGCACCAACGTTAAGTTTGCCGTTCAATTGGTCGACAATCCGTCACTACCTGCGGACATTGTCGACCAAGTAAAAGCGGCAATTGTTAGCGCGTTCTCCGGCGGCGACGGCGGCCCACGTGCACGAATCGGGGGGACGATCTACGCGAGTCGATTCTATTCCCCCGTGGCTGCGCTATCATCATCTGTGTCCGTTTTGTCCCTGTTGATCGGGACTACCACGGCAACATTAACGTCGTTGACGATGGGTATTGACCAAGTGCCAGTCGTTGACCCAGCAAACATCACTGTGACTCTCGTATGACAACCATTCTTACACGCGCTGCAGCCGGTCGAAAACTCACGTACGATGAGATGGACGCCAATTTGACTAACCTGAACACCGGGAAGGCAGAGGCAGACGACCTCACGACACTGGCCGTTACGGTTAGCGGGTTGGAAGAAGGACTTTTGCTACGCCCCACGTCGGCGCAATTAGCGCAACCTGACGGTTCATCACTGATCGGATACAACGATACGACGGTGGAAGCTGAGCTTGACACGTTGAGCGGTGAACTTGACTTCAGCGGTGGCGATCTTGTCGCAAGCTTTTTCCAGAACAGCAGCAGCGCCCTATTCCTTTACACCTCGCGCGATGGCGTCAAATTTGATCCGTTGATTATCAACGCGGTTTACACTCTGTCGGGCCGGGTGCTGCGCGATCCTTGCATCATGTACAGGGATGGGTACTGGTGGGTCGCATATTCCAACGTACCATCCAATATCGATTTCACTACGACGTACTTCGGCGTCGCCAAGTCGGCCGATCTGGTGAACTGGACGCATGCGTTTGACGTTGATACCGGCATCACGAACACGTGGGCGCCGGAATGGTTCGTCGATACGAACGGGTCGGTGTACGTTCTGATGGCCCTCAACTACGTTACGTATCTTATCCCCATCAATCTGGCAACAGGGGTTGCAGGGACGCCCGTCAGCCTAGGCATCCCCGGTCAATCCATCGACGGCACGATTCAGTACGACGGCGGAACCTACTACCTGTTCATCAAAAACGAAACCACGAAGTACATCGAACGCTATACCGCGTCATCGCCGTTCGGACCGTGGACAAATACGGGAAGTGGCGACTGGGCGGGGTGGGGTGCGAACATTGAAGGCCCGTCGCTCGCGCGCATGGTCGACGGCACGTGGCGAATCTATTTCGACGGCTACGCGGCCGGTAAGTATTACACGAGTACCGCATCGACCCTCGCAAGCAATTCGTGGTCTGCCAAGGTGGAAATATCGCAAAGCGGCGCGGTTCGCCACGGTACGGCCGTACGGATGACGAATATGGTGCAGCAGGTATCGGTATTGGCTGCGCGAGTTGGCGGCGTGGCAGCATCGTATTTAATCGACGGGACCGCCACGCGCGCCGCGCAGAGTATCACCGCCCAAGCCACCTCCCCGGTTGGAAGCGCGTGGCAGCAGTTCCGAACCGCTGCCGATACGGCAGTATTTCAAAGCCGCAGGATTGCCGATTTGTCGGGTATTGATTTCGTCGACAGGCCAAGCCTGAATTATGCATCCTTTGAAATATTGGACGCCACCGGAACCTTAGTGGCCGTCCCGGTAAAAATATGGGGGTCTTCCAAGAATTACCGCGTCCAGTTCCCGCAGGGCGTGTTGACGGAAGATTGGCAAAATCCAGGATTTCAAAACAGTTGGGGTAACGGGTCGGTCCCTTTGCAATACAAGTCGAACAGCGAAGGGTTGGTCAAATTCGCGGGCATCGTTGCTGGTGGCACTGCAACGAACGGCACCGTAATTTTTCAACTTCCTGTCGGTTGGCGTCCAGAGCGCACAGTGGTCTTCCCGGTTGTGAGTAACGATACTGCTTTAGGGACGGTCGGGGTCACCACTTCAGGAAACGTGGTCTACCTCAGCGGCGGTAACGTCAAGCTGGACCTCTCTGGCATCTCGTTCTATGTCCGCTGACGATGAGAGTTAATCCAATGTGCACGGGTGCTTAGATGTCAACGCGAGACTACATAGAATCGGATTACTGGGTCGACGGGTATGTCGTCGGACCCGTCGACGTGTTGACGCCGTTTGACGTGTCAGAAACGATTGCGTCTCAATATGCAAACTCGCCGACATTGCTGCAATTGATTGACTGCATGTCGCAATATTTCGATCCATCGACAGATTTCGGTAATTTTTACGACGCGGTATGGAACATCGATACTGCCAATAGTTACGGTCTGAACGTGTGGGGGAAGATCGTAAATGTATCGCGCAATCTGACCCTTCCCGGCACGCTGCTGTATTTCGGATTCGGCGAAGCTACAGGGTGTCAGCCTTTCGACCAAGCCCCGCTTTACGACGGGGTTAAGTCAACGCAAACATATGTCTTGAGCGACGAGGCGTACCGGACCTTGATTTTGGTGAAAGCCCTTTCGAACATTTCGATAAGTTCCGCTCAAAGTATCAATGCCCTATTGCGAATTCTTTTTCAGAATCGTGGGCGATGCTACGTCGTAGACCTGGGCGGGATGCAAATGATGTTCACTTTTGAATTCAATTTGCATCCTTACGAAATCGCAATTCTCGCTCAGTCGGGGGTAATCCCTCGCCCCGCTGGCGTGTCGGCAATGGCGCAAATGGTCGATCCAGGGTCTACATTTGGTTTTGCTGAGCAGGGCGGCCAACCGTTCGATCAAGGTGTATTCTTTAATCCGGATATCGGAATTATCCCGGTAATCTAATAGGAGAAACTAAAATGCTATCAACCTCGGTGCCAAGCCGAATTCAACTACCGTTTGCGAGTGCGGGGGTTAAGAACACGATCCCGGTATTGTCGCAAATCGCCACGGACCCGGCGTTAGCGTCCTACACGGATGGCTTCCCGCCTGCAACAAGGACGCCGCTGGCGGCAGGCGGGAAGCCGCCTTACGGTGCCGATATGAACGGCATTCTTGCCGCCATTACGGCCATCCAGCAGTATCAAAGCGCAGGTGGCTTCTTCCCGTACGACTCGACGTTCTCGACTGCTGTTGGTGGATACCCCAAGGGCGCCCACGTGATCAGTTCGGACCGGACCAAGGTTTGGCAGAGCACCGCCGAGAACAATACGACGAACCCCGACTCGGGGGGTGCCAACTGGATCGCCGTCAGCGGGATTGTGTCCGAACTGTTGAGCAGCAGCGGCTACAAGAAAATCCCCGGATCGTCGCTTATTGTGCAATGGGGGCAAATGACCATTAATCATATTGCCGGGGCGTCGACGCCGTACACGTTCACTTTCCCTACCGCGTTCCCTACCGCGATGCTGCAGGGATGGCTTTCCCCTGGATCGAATGTGGCCGGCATCTCTCAGCCCGTTTCCGGTTCCGTCGAAAGTTTAAGCGCAACGTCCTGCGCAGGCTACGTGTACAGCACGGACGCGGCCCCGCGCACGTGGCGATTCCTCGTGATTGGATATTGATATGAGCAAATACTATTCCCCCTCGCGCGGCGGCTTCGTCGATCGTGAAATCCTGGGCGAAGCGTTCCCCGCAGACGCAATCGAAATCGACGACGCGCAATATCACTCACTGCTGTCCGGTCAAATGGGCGGCGGCGTCGCACACGTGGGTACAAGCGTCGCGCTCGTCGACCCGACCGCGTCGGCGTCGCTCGACGATTTGAAGTCAAGGAAGCGCGCGGAGATCAATGCCGCTTTTGCCGCAAGCATCGCCGACCTGAAAGCCAATTATCCGGCCGACGAAATCCAAAGCTGGTTCAAACAAGAAGCCGAGGCCCGCGCATACGAAGCCGACAACAACGCGTCAACCCCGCTACTGTCCGCGATGGCTAATGCGCGCGGTATCACAGTCGCAGACCTTGCCGCCCGCGTGGTCACAAACGCTGACGCGTACAGTGTGGCGGCGGGTGCGCTGATCGGAAAGCGTCAGAAATACGAAGACTCGATCGAAGCTGCAACGGACGCCGACACCGTGTCGGTTATCGCATGGGCATGAGGTATCATCATGGCACGCAATATTGCGCTAACTCAACTCATGGAACGTATCATGCCGAACAATATTGATCCCGACGCAGCAAAGAAGGCCATCAAGGAAGCCATCAATGAATGGCTTAACGAGAAGTTCGCCGAGTTCGGGCGGTGGACGTTTTACGGCATGGCAGCGGCGGCATTCGCCGGGGCGGTATATCTGGCGCTGCGCGGGCAAGGCTGGAGCAAGGCATGAACCCTCAGGCATTCCTTGACGCGCTGTTGTCGGGCGCACTTGCGGTCCAGGCTAAATACGGCATCCCCGCGTCGTTCACGCTCGCACAAGCGGCGTTGGAATCGACCTGGGGTAGCTCGCAACTCGCGCAGCAGGCGCACAACCTGTTCAGCGTGAAAGCCGACTCGTCGTGGAAGGGGCCGACGTACAACCTCGGCACGGGTGAATTCCTGAACGGGAAAGAAGTGTTCGTCCCGGCGTCGTGGCGGAAATACGTGACGTGGGATGAATGCATGGAAGACCATGTTCAGTTCTTCAAGAAGAATCGCCGTTACGCGGCATGCTGGCAGCAAACGACAGGCGAAGGGTGGGCAACCGCAGTCGCGGCGGCCGGGTACGCCACGGACCCGAATTACGCTAAAAAACTGATTGCGGTAATGAACGGCCGCAATCTTCAACGCTTCGATACGAAAGGAACCACGGTATGAAATACGTCTTCATCAAGTTGTTTATCGGCCTCGTGCTGTTCGGCACGCTGGTCGCGTTGACTGTGCTCGACGTCCCCAACTCGGCGCGGCTGGTCGACCTCTGCTACGCAGGGTTGGTGGGCCTGGGTATCATGCACCTGGGCGGCCCGCAGGAAGGTGACGGCGGCGCGTCGCCCGACAAGCAAGGCGGATTCGCGTCGCTAGGCTTGATGGCGTGCGCGGCGATCGCGGGGCTATCCATGGCAGCTTGTAGCAGCGTGACCACGCAAACCGCACAGGTGACGTATACCCAAGCATGCGCGGCGTATGGCGGAGCGTTTAACGTAATGATCGCCTTGCGCAAGGCCGGCAAATTGAACCCGTCGCAGATCGACCAAGTCAGCACCATCGATAGCCAGATTACGCCGATGTGTACCGGACCTCTGCCGCAAGACCTGGACACCGCGACGCAGAAAGTTACCGCCGCCGTCACCGCTTTGGCCATCCTGGAGGCAGCTAAATGAATACCATCCTCACCACTGCCGCGCAGACCGCCGCCGTCTTGGCAGCAACGGACCCGAAAGCGGCGGCGGCGGTCGCTATGGCACCCGTGATCGTGCAGTTGATGCAGACAATCGAACAGATGCAAGCGGCCGGATCGCTGACTCCGGAAAAACTGCAGGCTCTGTACGACACCGTATCGACCAACGTTCAGCGCGCGCACGATGAATGGGCGGCAATGTGACCGCTCGATTCCTGGACGAGTTGGAACTATGCGAAGCGGACGACAACGTCGACGACGGAAAGTGGCGTCTCGGGAAGCCGTTGTCGTACTCGTCGGAGGTCGCACGTCGCGTGATAACGGTGCCGGCAGGATTTGAAACTGATCTCGCCAGCGTGCCGCGCCTGCCGCTTGTGTATTGGCTTTGCGGGGGCCGCGCGAACAAGCCGGCCGTCGTTCACGACTTCCTGTACACGAAGGGCATCGTCCCGCGCGAAATGGCTGACGCGGTCTTCTTGGAAGCCATGCGGACGGTAGGCGTACCCATCATTTACCGTCGCCTCATGTGGGCAGGCGTGCGCCTGGGCGGCGCGTCCCACTACGTCAAAGGGTAGATTCGACAGCGGCGCGAACGATTTCTTTCAGTGTCGCGCGGCTGCTCGTTTCCTTCAACCCCAACAGTTCAATGGTTTTGCTCATCGCCACGATACGTTCCGGCAGCGTCGCGGGTCGTCCGAACGGCAAGGCTGCGTCGTACACCACGAGAATCCTTGCTGCTACGCTGTGAGCATCATTCATAGTATCCACCGAAATAAAAAGTTGGTCTGTGGATACTATTTGATATTAACCAAACTGTCAACGGGCAATGCCGAGATCAACGAGCATTGATCCCGCTTCCCTCACATACCAGCCATAATCAATATCCGGTGGAAGTACGTCAGGCAGGTCCATGCAAGGCTTCGCACCTTCCGACTTGGCTACAAGGTTGCCGTTGTTGGCGTATGCGATGTGCCCGGTCTGCCCCACGCCGTAATACCATCTCACAGCCTTGCCGAGATATTCGCGGGGGATCATGTCGCGAGCGTATTTGATGGCAGCATCGGTGGACATACCGTCAGGACCGAATCCGTCGTTGCGTTCGTCGACCCACATGGTTTTCTTTGAGTCTTGTGGAACCCACCCGTGATTTAGCAGATAGTCGCGCTTCTGTCCGACCGTTTCCGCAATGATAGTATCTTTTACCCATTCCCCGCCGCCCTGGACCGCGCGCACGGTCAAGAACTTCCGGATATCGTCGCAACGTCGAATGGTCGTCTCAAGTGACGTGCCGTTGATAATGAATTCTTTGACCGCGTCCAAGCAAATTTGATTGGTTGGGTTCTTCGACAATCGGCTGATTGGATCGTCCGCGTACCATCCTTTAGCCTTTGCCGATATGGGATGGAACTCACCTTTCTTATCGGTGTACGCCGGCTTGAACGCTAGGTAGTTGTTGACGTTAGCGGAGAAAAGTGCAAGGTATTCGTTTGCTTCCGTCTCGAAACCCGTGATCGATTCCCATTGCTTGACGATACTGTCACGCATGGCGACTTGATCGTCGCGGCATTTGATCACCACGCCGTCAGTGTTGGCCGACACGACGGGGATTCCCTGCAAATGCAACATTTCGATAAGCATCAGCAACGAGAATTGCCCCGTGATCGTCGTGCGAAGCATCATTTGCGGGGAATACAAAATGCTGTACCGACTGCCCGTCTTGCCGAACGTTCCGTTAATCTTAATCTTAAACGTCCCCGCTTTTTTCTTGTCGCCTGCGTTCTTGTATGCGACCCTCGTTTCGTACCATTTTTTATAGATCGTAAGGAACGCTCGACCAAGTTGGGCCGGAAACATCTCAAGATTGAGAATAATTTTTGGATAGTAGGACACCACGTCCACGTCGACGAGGCGGACACCATTGCCCGAACGGTGGCATGCGCTTTGTTCGCTGGAGTGCAGCCCCCCAATCCCGAGACGATATACCCCGTCCCCGATCGTGATCGTAAAGTCTTTAAGTGCGTCGGGCATCATCGGTTCGCCACCCTTCCCGAGCACGAACGGGGTGTCTTGTACCATCTTGTACGCCGCCTGTAATTCCGGCGTCTGAAAGCGCAAGAACGGGGCCGGAACGTAGCGGATCGTTGAGCCTGGGGGCAGTTGGGCCTGATCGACGATCGACCGTGCCCCGCGTGAGTCCAGTCCCAGCAGCTTACGGAATGCCGCCTCAGCGATCTGCGCATCCGACTTGGACCGAACATCGATACCGTATTGTTCTCCGAGTTCGACACGGGTTGCAAGGTCTTCCGCTAGGGCGAAGTAAAGGTCTGCCGTCGTGATCAAGTCGTTGCCGCAATAGCGTTCCACGGCTATCATTTCTTCGCGCGTCAAGATGCGGTCGGGCTTATAGGGTAAGTCTTGCATTTTCATGCAGTGCAGCCTGCCGCCGTAAATCTTCAGGCTAGCTTGGCCAGGGGCTACGTTGATAAGGTCGATGTGATCAAGGTCCAGCAGTTCGAACCCCCAATCACGCGCGACCATCCACGGTTGCGGTGACGGCTTCGTGTTGATGATGTAATCGCTCAGATTCTTGAGCATGTCATTGGTAAAACGGCCCGTCGCTGCGGCCGATATCATGACCATGTCGTAATTGATACCGTTGAACGTGATGTTTGTTCCCGATCGCAAGAACATCAGCATCGCCGAAACGTTCAGCGGCTTACCGTCGTAGAACTCCAGGGAGAAGAATTGCTTCGTGTGGACGTCGTAGAACTTAACGAGGAAGTAATTGCGGTACGTCTCGACGTCGACGACGCGCGTCGGTTTGGCCGCTGCTGGCGGCGGTGGGGGGATGTGCATTGTTGATCCTTTATCGCAAGGTAAGCGGATATGAAAAACCCCGCTGAAGCGGGGCGAACTACATTTTAACGTCCGAGTGCTGTGATTGCTTCGTGCAACTTGTCATCGATGGTTTCGTGCCGTTGCCATTCCGGCGAACCGGGCGCGGCGCGCGCTTGCAAAGCGGTGTTCTCGCGTTGTGCCCATTCCAGTTTTCGGACGACTTCCTCGATCTTCGTCATGATGTCCATTACAGCGGAACCATGTGACCATTTTGGATCAGCGTCGCGTCGGTCCAGCCCTGGGCGATGTACGCCTGATAGCTGGGGCCGACCGGGTTAGTCATCTTGAAACCGGGCGCGGCAGCAGCAATCGGGGCAGGGGCTGCAGGCGCTTGCACAGAACCAGCGGGGGCCAAAGGGGCCGGCGCGGGCTGCAGGATGCCCGGATGCGGTGCGACGGCCACGGGTGCCGGGGCGGGTGCCGGGGCGGGTGCCGGGGCGGGTGCCGGGGCGGGTGCCGGGGCGGGTGCCGGGGCGGGTGCCGGGGCGGGTGCCGGGGCGGGTGCC